AGATAGATAAAAATGTTATCATTAATATGTGAATCAATGAATGAGACTACCGAATAATTCCCGTCTTTATGAACACAGCCATATACTTCATATCCAAGTTTCTGGTTATACTCTTTGCACATATCAACAAAGATTTTCATTTCGTCTATGATACTATCATTAGATTGAAATTTAGGAAGAAACTTCGGTTCTTTTTTCTTCTGACAGATATTATAAAGAGTATCTGATGGTACAACAATAAGTTTTTTACCTTTGTAAAGGTATGATTCATGCTCACCATATACGTTCTTAAAAAGTAAAAACCCAGCCGTTATTGGCAACAAAGATTTAATAAGACTTCTTCTGTTCATTTCTTTTCTCCTATAAGTGTAAAATTATCAATTATTGGTTGGTTTTGAATAATACCATGTTCCGTTATCATTTAAGATTATTGAGATTCCATTAAAACATATACTTATTGATAGATCTCCTTCTTTGTCCTTATCGAATGTAGGCAGTATTTTACAACTATTGCTAGTGGTTGCAGCATGAAATTGAAGATTAAGTAAATCATATAATTCTTGTGGAAATTTAGTTTTCATAATTTTTCTCCAGATAGTTATTGATAAAATCGGCCATTCCCTTTAAGGCTTCTCTATCCATTATCATAATATAATCATTATAGGTAGAATAGTCATTAAACTCTACTCTTGTATACCTATTACCATTATCACCAGCAGTATACAAATACATTACCAAACCATCAGCATTAATAGGGAAGGATTCTGATTTGGTGGGTTTGAAACCCTTTTTGATATTAGGTTTGTCAAGATTAATGTTCATTTGTTATTTCCAAGTTTCTCTAATAGCAAAACTATTTCTGCAAGAAAAATAATAATACTTATAGCACATGAGAGGAAAAGCCAGTTCCACAAAGATTGTTTCATTTATTTTCCTCCAACCATTCATAGAACACCCTATTAGCCTCAAGATAACTATCGAAGTAAGCCACTTTCTTAAACTTATAAGACCCAATCATTCGTAGAATAAGTCGTCCATCAATCATCTCATTACCTTGCATTTTACCATATTTGTGGGTATGAGGCCCAATAACATCTGATTGTTTTGATTTCTTGCCCATTACATCCCTATTTACCATAATTAAAGAATTGATTATTAGAAACTAGAGGCTTGATTTCTCGTAACCTGTTATGAATAATGGTCAAATTTTGTGCTTGGGGAACGATTTTTTCATGTAGAGTTTGGCTAATAATAGTCTTGAGTAGAGCGATTTCTTTATCGGTCAACAATACATTCCTATACATTTTTACCTATACCTATTAAGAAAAATACCATTACTACCAGTACCAGTATACCATGAACCAGATGGGTTGTCAAGGGGTATTATCGGCCATTTCCTAATGTGGCCTTTAATCCGTTTTAGATGACCGCTATATTCAATAAGTAAAAATAGGACAATATTATGCAGAAGTGCCTTGTATTTACTCAACAACTGATGAATATACTTGTTCTTGGGATTTTTGAGAGGAGTATTCTATGGTTTTTGCAGGGTAAAATTTAGTATTTGCATAATGATTGGCCACATATCTACTAGAAATCATAGCAACTACTGTGGCAAAAGCAACTATTAGTAAACTTTTAACAAAAGGTTTGTGAAATTCTTCAGTCATGGTCTTTTCTCTCTAAGTAGTAATGCAGATAAGAAATGGTAGTCATATAGTATATTAATGTGAAAAAAATTATTAGCCACCCATAATCCCTAAAATATCCAAGACTATTCATGATGATAAAACTCGCTGACTACGAGCAACCTGGGCAAACTTGATATATTAGGTAGAACAAACCTTGTGTTCTAACTTAGGAATGAGACTAGTATCTTCGTGACTAATAGTTTTTATGGATATAGTTAGGATAGGAATATTTTGTGGATTCGTTTGTTTAAACTTATTTATTAAACCATTTATATCCTGCAAAATTTTTTCCCCAGTAATCTCTTTATCTAATACATATGCTATCATAAGCCCCCGACTTTCGCTGACTACGACCAAAAAAACCAAACCTATTATATTGGGTGAGACTAAGCAACAGAAGGGACTTGAACCCTCAACATAAAGATTGGAAATCTTTCACTCTACCATTGAGTTACTGTTGCAAAACTTCGCTGACTATGAGCAACCAAAGCAAACTTAATATATTAGGTAATACAACGGAGAGAGAGGGATTCGAACCCCCGGAGGATTTTAACCCTCGACGGTTTAGTAAACCGTTGCTATAGTCCACTCAGCCATCTCTCCTCCTGTTTTGTTATTTGACAACCAATGAGATTGTGGTATAGTCAAGTTTGCTAATGATGAAAGTTAAAAACAATAGCGTTGGGCAAACATACTAATACCAGAATATCTCATTCAAAAACTACTAACCATTTTTAACCACAGCAAGACCATTCATAATACCAATAACACAACTAGCAATAAGAACAATAGTCATTAACATCCTTTACAAACGGTTTGAACACACACTGTATCATACCATATCGGCCGATCTGACGCAACCCTTTGATACTAAACGACTTACAAATCCAACCCACTAAAACTATTTTTTATTAAGCGGGTTTCGCTACTTGACAGGGTATCTCTGGAGGGGGATATATTATGCAGAGCAGTTAAGTAATAATATCTAGGTCAGTGAGTAGTGATAAGTGTAAGTAATGTGAATAGAGTAAGATACTAGTAACTAGAACCTATACTCCTTTACAACATAACATACCACTGCTTGACTTTTCAGACCCACACGATTATCATAAGAACGAACACACAACACACTGGTTACTGACTCATAGGCATCTTGGTACTCTTAATAAGATTATGAATAAGGATCTCAATACTTTTAGCAAACTTATCTTCTAGAGGAGAATAAAGTTTATAAAAATTTAACCCATCAACAATATGGATAAGCTCTTCACTGCTAAACTTATAACTGTTATATTCAGGATCGTATCTCATTCAAATTCCTTTACAGATAAAATATTCTCAGGACCAAAATCCCCAAAGAATTCAGGATCACTATACAATCTATCAGTAAGATAAACAGCAATATCCTGCTTATCGGTTACATCATCATTAATAACCAATTCAATTTGTACTTGCACAACTTTCATTCTTCTGCTCCATGATAAGTTGATTCATATAGATACTAGCAATATTTTGCCATTCTTTACACTCATCCATATACTGACTATCCCCAGTAATAGAGTACCATGTTAGTTTGGTTTTAGCATTATCCAGACTATCATTAATCGCCCTAATAATTTCATCCATTATTTTCCCTCCAAGAAACCATAATAGCATCACCACTACCATCAGTAAAAATAGTATCATCAATCAGAGTATCATCAATCCAGTTTTGAATATTGCGACCGATATGATTGATCGCCTCATCAGAGTCACCCTCTACTTTAATAGTAGCAGTAAAATACTTAACATATTTATTAGCCATTAGTTCCTCCTTCTGCATCATCAATATACCACTCATATTCACCATCTCTAGCAAACCCGGTCAAATCTTCACTGAGACTATCAATAGCAAAATCTGCTTCTGGACTATTAACGTCCGATATCTCAGGGAAATCAAATACTACATAAACTTTCATAGTGACCCTTTCTTTCGCTGACTATCGCCAAGACCGCAAATCCGTAGGATTGGGTAATCCAAGTAAATTGGGTTGGTGATCATCTATATATTTTATAGAAAAGATTTCATCTAATCTCTTCTACTAATATTAGTCGTAAACCCTTGACAGATAACGACTTACGCCTCCATTGTATCGTCTAACCCCTGGAGTAGCAAGCAACCTTTTTGAGATTCTTTGACAAAATCTCGATCTGCCATCTTGACAGGCGCCGCGGGCCGTCTGCCGTTTTGGCAGTCATGGTATAAAAAGAAACCGCCGCAGGGCATTACCCCTACGGCGGCTCTTACCACGCCACGAAAGGAAGACTAGATCGCGTTGGCAAACTCCAGAGCGGATTCCAACGCCTTATTATTCTCGTTAGCGTTCTGGCCGAACCAGAGGCTATCGAGCCGGTTGTCAGTCGTGCGACCCTTACCATAGTTCAGATATTCATTGAACCCATTATAAGCAGCCCACCAAGTACCGCGAACATTAGCCGCAGTCTGCTTTGGGCCTTCGATACGGCTCATAATATCGTCCATAATATTACGGGTACGAGTCTTAATATCCTCGTCAGCACCCTTAATATTCAGCACAACCTTAACATACTTATCAATATCCTTCTGGTTAAACTGCTTACCAGCAAGGAACCGATACTGTTCCGCAGTAGCCTCAAAACCAGCGTTAATATTGTCCATAATATCACGAACCTGTTCCAGATTCTTCTGGCTGGAGCGAGTGTGACGAATACGAATCAGTTGGCTGTTCGCATGCTTGTGAGCATATGACAGCGTATTCACGCAGACCACACGAATCGGAGTGTATCCGACACGAATAGCCGTTGTACCGTCGTGGCTATTACTCAGCAGGATAAACTTGCTAACCTCATCACCCGGAACAATCTCGCTATTGTCGCGGTTGAGTTGAGCGAGAACCCAGACCTTTTGACCAAGGTGGAGCGATCCGGCAGTATGGATCGAACACTCGTTAGCATCAAGGAAAGGCTGGAACCAATCAAACGCATCTTTATTCTGGAGAGGGGTATAGCGAGGTCCAACAACACCAAGGATGCTACCATCGCTCTTGCGATATGTTGCACGATGATTAACAGGAGTACCATCAACGGTCTGCAAATCCTTCAGACCCACTTCCCAATCCAGACCAGCCTCGACAATAGCATCGTTAACAGCGATACCCTCATCGACCTGATTACCAAGGCCATGCCAAGGTGTCTCACCAACAAACATCATCTTTTCAACAGCAGCAGGCATCTTAATCTCCTTCGTGGTGGCTAACTTCTTTCGTTCCGATACGCTGATTCTACAGTATGTATTCGGCTTGTCAAGCGTTAGAAATCCAGAAAATCTTTTCTGCCATTTTGGCAGGCGGTCCGCGGATGCTGCCATTGTGGCAGTCACCCAATATTTAGGAGCGAAACACCGAGATCACGCTTGCAGAGTTTAGAACCATCCTCATCGTTACGATAAGCACATTCATTAGGCAGATAACAATACACCCCAACACAATGAGAACGCGAGTATTCATCCTTGATTACCTTTTTAATATGCCGAACGGTCGAACCAGAACAGATTAAATCGTCTAATATAATATATTGAAAAGGGGCCACTCCCTCGGTACGAAACTCTGAATAGCATTGTTCCCCCTTTCTTACCACAACAATATTCTTGTTGAGTAACTCTGCGATTTGTGGAACCACCATCAATCCACTTACACCGCAGCAGGCAATGCTATCAAAACTATCTGCTATTTTTCTTAGATCACAAACAGCCTTAATAATAATCTTATTTCTAGCCTTATGATTCAAAACGTGGCAAGTGTGGCTAGCACCCTGAATATACTTGCCTTCGGTTGTTTTTCTTACGTCTTCCATAGGAGAGTCAAAGATGGACGGCACGATTCGAACGTACTAAGAAAGGATAGATAAGGCGTTATGCCTAGGTATAGAATACTTGTCCCACCAAGTTGCGTCCACCAGACGAGAAAGGGCTATTCGTTGTCTAGTTCATCCACTACATTATGATAGTAATATTCATAGTCCTGTTGGTCAGGAGAATCATAATCGTCATCATCATCAAAAATCACATCAAAAAAGTCATCTTCATATAGAGCGTCGGAATCTTCCACAACACTATCATAATGAAACTCATATTCATCATCAGGCATAGTCGTTTCTCCTTTGCTCTATTCTACACCAAACCAAACAACTGTCAAGTGGACCCCCTGGGACTCGAACCCAGAACCTACGGCTTAAAAGGCCGCTACTCTACCGATTGAGTTAGAGATCCATATCAGCAGTATATCAGATATTATCGGTTTGTCAACACCACACACTTGAGATTTTCGCTGACTACAACCACCACAACCAAATCCGTAGGATTAGCTGAAACTGGCGAGACAGGATTCGAACCTGTAACCTAGCGGTTAACAGCCGCTTGCACTACCGTTGTGCTACTCGCCACCATCGCAACTCAAACGTCAGCCTCCGATTCCGAGACTACGATTCGAACGTAGAATAAAGGATCCAAAGTCCTCTGTGATACCGTTTCACCATCTCGGAGGGCCGATGGAGGGATTTGAACCCCCGACAGGCGGTTTACAAAACCGCTACTCTACCAACTGAGTTACATCGGCAAGACTACATATCATACTCTCTTTGCCAACTCCTGTCAATAGCCTTGCGAGTACGCTGTCGCTTGGGGCGATTATCCATAAGCGTATCCCTGTGTTCCTTGTGACCAGTAGACACTTCCCAAGGCTTCTTAACCTTGAGTTTAATAGTGCCGTACTTGCGGCGTGGTCGCGTATCGTCGTTGTTGTGGAGCGTAATCATACCATTGTCCATTTTCGTGCTGATAGAAAACTTTATTTAGATTAGGGTCGTATGCCATTAAACAATATTGTATCGGATGATTCGTTTTTGTCAACTCCTGTTTTTGTTGCAAAGCAGGAAGTTTAATCTCACCCTTTTGATAATCTTTTACACCATTATAAGCAAAGCCTAAAATAGCAACAATCACACCAATCCATTGTAGCATAAGTGTTATCCTTGTCAAATCCTTTTTCTCGTCCATACGGATATTATCGGCATGATCGGCTTGGAACTTTAATGCCATTTTGGCAGTTGGCCCGCGGAGGCTGCCATTATGGCAGATCTTCCTCCTGTTGCTCTTTAGCACGAATCATAACTTTGGGCGTTTTAATAATCTGGGTTAAACTATCAGCATTTGTATAGTCACGGAATCCACGTTCGTCCACATAAAAATATTCGTCAAAAATATCAAACTCATTAGTATCATTAAACACCTGAATAGCAGCCATCATAGGACTACTATGAGGAATACTAACAATCTTTTCGACCGTATTACTTTTTACATACCACTTACTCATCTGCTCAACTCCCCAAGGCGATAAGAACTAATCCATCAGCATCGTGATTATTATAATCTAATCCGTCGATAGCAATACCAGCATCTTCCAGAATACTTTCTAGTTGAGTGTGAGAGATAATAGTATCATAGTTAGTACCAAAACTAATATCACTATCACAAATAGCATCCATAACATCCATCAAAAGCAAGTCGTTATATTCGCACACTTCTGCAATCGGCAGACATTTATATGTAAAACTTTTCATATTATCCTCAATGGGCAGGGAATAGAACATTAGCCAAACCGCGAACGCACAAGTCGCATGATATACTATCTTTCGTGCCAGTGCAAGTGATTTCTGACCGACCACGACGGATTTCCGGACACGTTACAAACTTGCTACCATTCAGCACAACAAGTTTGGGCAACGCTTTCCTCCATGCTTCCGCCTTGACTTTACTCTTTGGACGCTTCGGGGCGATTTTCATATCGCTATCGCACCATGCGAACAGTTTGAAGCCTTGTGCCATAGCCTCGCCCATATCATTATCATCATGCACACTAGCATATACGTTCATATACTTTTCCAGTGCAACAAGCCGACTATCATAAATATGGGTATAAAACCACATATCAGGCAGACTATCACCATCGGCAAGAATACTCTCACACGCCCACGTTACATTAGCAACATAGTCTAGGTCAAGTTCGCCATTGAGAAACCAGTCGCCACGTTCGTGCCAGCGAATAGACTTTTTACGCTTCTTAGCGTCAAGAATCATAGCACGGATTTTATGCTTTTCCGTGACTAGATTAGCAAACCCGGCAGTACGAGCATTTTTATACTGATTTTCCGTAGCCTCAGCATAGCAGCCATTATTGAGATAGTCGCAATCGGACGGACAAGTATCGCCAACCGGACGCGAAACCACAATGCAACCCTTGCCCAACTTATCGTTACCGTCTGCTGTTTTCATTTTATGTCTCCTGTGCTACTGATTCTACAATAGAATATCGGCTTGTCAAGCAAAAAAACTTGAAGAAAAATAGCTGCCATTTTGGCAGATCGGCCGCGGAGCCTGCCGTTTTGGCAGGATAATAGCCCCAGGAGGAATCGAACCTCCAATAACTGCTTAGAAGGCAGTTGTTATATCCATTTAACTATGGGGCCATAAAAACCGATAGCCGCCAGTTCGCCACTAGCGGTCTATCGGATATTATAGTAGATATGCTAGGCTCAGGCAACAGCCTCGACTTCCTGCTCGACCTTGCTATTGTGAGCATCGCCAGCAGCCTTGGCAGTCACGCCAGTAACCCTAGCCCGCCAAACCTTATAACCCTGCTCGCTAAAAGCCTTGACCTCACCGGCCTTGACGTTAGCATGAACATCGGACGGCAGAGCATCACGCAGACAATCACCAATCGAATCAACCACAACCTCACGGTCAAGATCAGTAGCAACAATATCAACAACAAACGAAAACTTCTTCATGGTAAATCTCTCCAAGTTAGTGTTAATCAAACCGAACAAACGTATCTTATCATCCCAATCATCACTTGTCAAGAGCCAATCCGAACTTTTGTGTTGTCGTGATCGGTTGGCGTCTTGTCGTGTGATGCTATCATTCTACCATAGAGTATCGGCAAGTCAACAGCCGTTCGTGAATATTTTTTGGGTGTCATTTTGGCAGATCGGCCGCGGCGCCTGCCGCTTTGGCAGTTATGAGAGATAACCCTCACAACCCAAAGTGGTCAGGTCACGCAGCAGATTTTCCGCCATCTCAGGATTCTTGAGAGTGATGCTGTTGGTGTGGTGAGTAGCAGGAACGAACCTATCGCCCTTCCAACCACCAACCAGATCATCAGTCCACTCCTTGCTCTCCTTCAAACCCCAACCAGTATACTGGCGAATAGCCTTGATACACGGGATACGGTTATCCAAACTCATACCCCTAGTGATCGTAACAGTACAACGCTGGTTCACACCCAAAGCCACCTCAAAAGCCTGAGTGATACGCTCTCTAATGTCCTCCCTAGCATAGAAAGCAAGTTCCATAGCCTCACGAACGCTCAGTTGCAGATTAATCATCATTAAATCCTTTCTTCCAAAATGTAAACTTGTTTGCCGTTAGTCAGAAGAGTAGCATACTCGCTACCGTCCCAAACGAACTCGTTATTGTCGCTTTCTCGTCGCCAGTGTGGATCACGAAGTGGATTATAAAACAACTTCTCAAGATTGTCAATAGGTAGAGCGGGATGAAAATCCTTCCTCAACATAACTTCTTCACACCGCACCCACCCACTAACATCATGCACACCAGCCTCAAATACCTGTTTAGCCTTATTCGGCCGGTTCCACAACTTACAACCCCTCATTTCCAACTGATATTCTTTGGGGTCATAATAATACACATCAACAGTTTTTCCACCCTGCTTAACCTTAACTTGCCAGTGCATATAATGCTCACCGTTAGAAAGGTGAAAACGAACTTCGCCGTATAGTGGTTTCTGTTTCATGCTTATACTATATTCTATCGGCTATCAGTTGTCAATAGTCGTATTCAGGATAGTCTGGTTGAAAGTTTAAACTGTTAGCAAGCATCTCTAGAGTTTTTTCTGTATTTCCAACCCAACTATCTCCACAGTTTTCACAAATCTCTAGTTCTTCTTTGGTGTTTTTAATAACTATCTGTAAATCTTCAATCTGTTGCTTTGTAAGAGATTCACTAAGTCTGTCCAGAGCCTCAAATCTTGCTATAACGCTCATATCCATTTTTTCTCCTATAACTAGAGTATACTCTATCGACCAACTCTTGTCAAGATCTTTAAACTTTCGCTGACTACAGCCACCCCAGCCAAATCCGGAGGATTAGGAAAAACAATGTCGGCTTGGGCCATACTCGACGGACATTTCAGACAACCTTCTTTGATATCATTGTGGTTGTCCCCGCCCATTGTTTCCCTAAGTATACCATTAGTATCGGCACTGTCAATACCGTTCTATAAGAAAAATATTCTGCCATTTTGGCAGTTCGGCCGCGACCACCGCCATTATGGCAGTTAATCGTTGTCGATATACCACCAATGGCATTGCTGGCAGAAGTTCCAGATTAATCCATAATCATCATACTTCCACACCAGAACATCACACGCCCCACACGGACAAATATCACTAAGAGTTTTCATAGACAAGCCTCACGTATTTATCCACCAGTTCAGAAGCCGCAATCTCATGAGTAGAGATCAACTCTTTAGCCTTATCTACATTATTCTTGCTCATCGCACCCATGCGAGAGTTAAAAAAGTTGATGATAGTAACCATAGCCTTTTCACGATCTTCATTCATTTTTTGCATTTTCCTCGTAGGCTTCAATATCGTACATCTTTAGGGTGTCGATAGCAATCTTCGCCATTGTATTAGGTAGATTAGGATTGTCAAGGTACTCCTGAATATGGCCGATAAGACGACGAAACTCATCGGTTGAAATAGTAATCATTGCGGGTAATCCTCTGGATAATCGGTAGTTGGTCGTTTTGGTTTTGGTTGTCCCTCATACGGCATCCACCACGGAGCATCCATACGATCCACAAGACCGGGACTTTCTTCACAAATAAGAATATGTTCACTCACAGGATCATCTCTATGAATCTCATATCTTCCCCGCCATACCCCAATATCTGGCCCAAAGTAATAAACCTTTTGCCCATTAATAGGGCGACGATAACCAAAAAAACTAAGCCATTCCATTACCAACCCTCCGGCATAGGAATCTCATCAAAACCAATATAGCATACCACTAGATCATTGTCAAACTGATCCCATTCTGCCAAACCATCGTCATATTCACCATGCCACCAATCACCCCACCCTCCCTGCTCTTTATTCCAGAGAAGATCAATAGGTTCAGAGTATCCCTTTACACAACAAAGATACTTACGGTCCCTAATAGGATTATCATAATGCCAGTTCATTTATTTTCCTCCAAAACCTGTTCCACAATCTTCAATATTTCTTGAAACTTTGGATCAAGAAACTCGTCAATAAACTCATTAACGGTCATTATTTCCACCTAAAACTAAAGTGTGTAGCCTCGTTATCACAAATAAAACTAAAGTATGCCAGAAAGAACATGGTCAAAGACGGCAAGAACAGAATTATTTTACGGAAGATTCTCATTTGTCACCATTATACCATTCTTTATCGTCAAGTCAATGCCTCTCTTATCATTTGTATTAGATTAGAAGCATCGCCCAAAGCCGCAGATTCAAAATCATCATCAAGGTTTTCAGCAACGCTATCAAGTATACTCTCAATGTTCAATAATGCAATACCCATATCCTTTGACGATAGATCGTCACTATCAATACTAAGAGCATCTGATATTTGTTTTTTACTTATTCTCATTTTACCTTCCATCATCTCTGTAAAGCATCCACCAGTTAGCAGGCATACGTCCCTCATTAGCGAGTCGTGTGCTGTGTTCTCTGGTTTCGCCACACGCTCGCCAACACAAATAGCGAATCTCCCAAGTATTATTCTCAGGAAACTGTGGGAATGTCCAATATGGGTCGTGATTCATGTTTCTCTCCTATGCTCGTATTCTATAGTCTATTATCGGCTTGTCAATACGCAAAGTCCACAAAAAAATATCTGTCATTTTGGCAGATCGGCCGCTCGGCCTGTCATTTTGGCCGACACACTGATAGTTTTACGAATAAGCACTCGGCACTATATTTATTCAACCTTATTTCTAAGGAAACTATCAGCAGAGTTGTATTGTGTCACCAATATAGGCTATGATCTCATTATGGAGGGTAGCACACCGAATGAATCGGAGTTTCGTTGGTGACTAGGGACGGGGAATGGAATCGAACCATTTCGTGTAGACAGTAGATCTCTGCCACCGATTTTACACACGCTACCATTACGCTACGCCCGCCATGTCTTACTCTCGTATTCTACACTGTGTTTTTATTTTGTCAACCAGCGAATCGTTTACGCCCCGATTCTATAACCCACCAATACTCCGATATTATGAACCCTTGGAGCAAGGTAAAAACTGGTGGAAACCGTCCACGGAAATCCTCCCTGCAAAGCGGGCATTGCTAGCACATAAGACCCGCTCTGGTCTGGCTCTTGGGAACGGTTACTGGTTGTATTGGCCGTGGTGAGGACGCTATCCCTCATAGATTGGACTTCTAGCCCGTTGTATAACCCCAACAGGCAACGATATACAGTTTTTGACCAGTGATCAACACGGTATGTATATCTATAATCGAAGTGGTTATCCCAATCTAGTCTGGCTTGACCCACGGATGTTTGTATTGTTAGGACCGATTGTAGAAGACGTTTCCTAGGACATCAACTACCGTTTTTACCGGCTACTCGGCCCGACATAACCAACAAGTTTTCACTTGTTCTTCAATCATTGTACTATCTATTATCGGCTTGTCAAGAGGGTTTCTTGAAAAAATATTTTTTGTGCTTCTCGCTGACTACACCACGCTAACCAAATCCGAAGGATTAGAAGAGACAGGGTAGCCATAGCCACAAATCCTTTGGTTGGACTCATTGGATTTTGAGAGTGGCGGGTTTACGATTCCTGTTCTCTCTAGTAGCCCCGTGGAGAATCGAACTCCAGTCTCTGGGATGAAAGCCCAGTGTACTAACCACTATACTACGGGGCCAGACTAGCGAACTCGTTCAATCCAAACGAAATCGCCATACTTTTCTTTTGCAAGAATATTGGCTTCATATTGAGAACTAGCCATAACATAACCAACAAATGTATGGCTAAAACGAAAAACTTTCCAAGAGTAGCAGTTTGATGTAATCATACGCTTATTGTATCGGCTGTTAGAAGGTTGTCAAGTGAGAAAATATCTTGCCATTTTGGCAGTTTTCGCGGCCCGCCTGCCACTTTGGCAGACGAGGAACCTCCTAAAAGAAGAGGCTCGCCATTCCACTCTTAAAGAGTACCCCTCCCAACAGGGGGCGACGAACATCCGTGGTTCGCTCAGCATAAAAGTTCCTAATCTTACCATCAAAAGTTTGAGCGGTCACAAGATGCTTACTACGCTGAAACTCAGGATCATTCCGACGATAACGACTCTTACTATTCAAACGACTAAGATAATCCTCAGTAAAAGTTTGAACACCAACCACCCTAGCCATAAAACGCTCAGGCACATCAGTCACAGGCTGCAAATACTTAAAGTTATAAACCTGACCAACCTTAGCATTCGTAAGACTATCATGCACTCCACGATAAACATGAAACCACGAAAACGCACAAATAGCAGCGGCCACACCAGCAAAAATCAAACCAAAAAGAATCGTGTCGTTCATAAAAACCCTTTCGTTTAGAAATCCTTCACTCAATAAAACTAGCATACCACAAGAAAATCGTTTGTCAAGCAGGAACTGCTACAACACTTTCCATCAGATTCTTGGCAATCTCATGGAAGTTAACAGCACAAACACTAGCGTTCAGCAAATCGGCCCAAACTGTTCCGGTTGCGTTACCATCACTCAAAAGCGCTTCCATTCCGCCGTTGTAACTATCGCGGAGTTTTTCGGCCAGAATACAAGTAGCATCCTCGACCTTGCTAAAATGAGCCTGTTCGGATGCTGCGTGATTATAAATCTCTTCCGCAAGCCGATGCCAGAACGCACTGGACGATTCACTATTGTCGATCCACAACTGAACAGCCCACGTTTCGTAGTTAGAATAGCCGTTGTAGGTCATTATCGTTTCCTTTGGGGTGATGCTCTAAGGATACCATATAGATCGGCACTGTCAAGAAAAAAAATAAGAAAATCTTTGTATGCCATTTTGGCAGAAATCGCGGCCCCGCTGCCATTTTGGCAGATCGGGGTTTTGCTCAATAATCGTCTCCGTAGTATCCGTAGTCCTCGTCGGTTCCCCAACCCGCCGATTCCATCGCGGAATCATGATCTCCGTCCATGCTATCGTCGTAATCATCCTCATCGAAAAAGTCATCATGGTCATCGTAGTTAGCATCGTCGCTGTCGTGCGACTCATCGTCAATCCACGGATAAATGGTACGCTCGGCCATATCATCGAAACGGTCAAAAGAATCCTGGCTCATCGTGTTTTCCTTATCGTAAAGGGGATCGGGGTGGCTCATGACTTATCCTTTTTACACTAATCAAACCATGCTGTCAATAGGGGCAAACTCATCCACAATCCCGACCACTTCGGCCCAATCCCAAAAGTCGGTCAGGTTATTAGGATCATCAATCGGCTCGACTGATCCATCATCAACCAGTTGAGCCAGAAGAGCATTGATCGTGTCCGTATCGTCCAGAAGAGCCATCATCCGAGGAAACTGATTCATCGTCGTTTCTCCGTTGGGGTGATACGCTGATTCTACCATTAGATATCGGTTTGTCAACTAAAAAAATCCACAAAAATAATCTCTGCCATTTTGGCAGCTCGGCCGCGGAAACTGCCATATTGGCAGCCCTTGTTTTAGTTGAGAAGATAGGTAAGAACGCAGCCCATCACAAAAGAGAAACTCAACAGAATATAATCCGCCTTATTCATCTTTTTTACTCAAAGGAAAAAGTAGTTCACAAATACTATAAACACAAGCACCACCAATAGTAAATCCAGCAAAGAATACATACCAGTTAATATAATCGGCCATCCCTAGCCCCTTTCTTTAGTTACGAACCAAGATATTATCTTCAAACGGAGTATGATCACGCAAAAACCACTCAAAGTTTTTTTGGTAAACACTCACGGGGCTATACTTGTTGATTCTATCTTTTGTGGTGCTGGTTCGCCACCCGCCACTATTCAACTTCACCAGCCCATTAGGATAAAACCTTACAACCGATGTACCATGCAACCGAATAGAAACACTGTTATCATACTCGATTTCCGCATAGGTATTATTACCAATCTTTCGAGTCTTACGATTGGTTTTACCTTGCACCATAGAAACCGCTTCGGCGTAAGTCATTTTATTTTCCTTAGATTAGAGAGCCTTAATCTTATTCAGAATATCCGCAACGTCTGCAAAGTCAAGCCAGCCGATAACGTCACTAGCAACGGGCGTATTGTATGCAATCTCTCCGTTACTGTCAAGAACGGCAACCTCGAAAAGACCATCTTTGGCCCCATAGGTTCCAAAGTTACAAACCACACTAGCCCCATAACCATTATCAAACTTATAGATTTTCTGGTAATCCATTTTTTACTCCAAAGAGAGCAACCAAACCACACTAAGAATCATACCACCCGATATCCACAATGTCAATACCAAACTCACGATTTCCATTAGGCCCTCATTTTGGCTGACTATAGCCCACCTTGCCAATCCGATAGGATCGGATAAGACAAATCAACCCCCACAACAGGGGGACTATGAAACCCCCATCCAAGCGGCATTTTCCAGACAGTAAATATAAAACATATCGTTCAGAATCTCACGATAGTTACTATCAGTCAACCGGCGACGATCCATAGTAGACTCACACTCAGCGTACAGCCGACCATCGGGGGTTGCCAGAAAAGTTACGTTGTGAGACTCGCTTCCCCAAATCTGAGTCAGTGCATCTTTGATTTTGTTTTCGATCATTTTCTTTTCCTCTCTGCTAGGTATATCGGTATTCTACCAGCCATACCTTGAATGTCAAACAAAAAAAATAGCAAAATAATATTTTGGCTTTTGGCACGATATTTGCTGGTGGCTGCCATTTTGGCAGATTTCGCGCGATTTCTGCCATTTTGGCAGTCAAGGCTGCCAACTTGACAGAACCCCTCTCGTGGGTGGGTCACCCCTCCCAAGCGAAGGGGGATACTTCCTCGCCCATAGCGGCGATAGCGTCATATTGTGACCGGAAAGCCTCTACCCTCTCCCGACTACCCGGCTTGCCCACCTTAACAATCATCGTATCCTCACCCCCACTCATTCGGGGGTCAACCTTTTCGGCCTTGACGTTGACACTATCACGCATAGCAGACCGATTGAACTTCAGAACCTTTTCAGACCGAATCATACCGCCATCGGCCGTAGACTTGTCGCAGGGGATAGCCAGACCCACGAAGCAAAGGTAGGCTTGACGCTTGGCTTTTTCAATAATCGGAAACATTTTTGATACCCTTAGTGGTGAGAAAAACTTATTTACAGGAAACCACAACAAACCCGATAGGATTGTACCGGCTCAACTTGTCGGCATCAACTTGGGCAGACTCCCGACTATTGTATACCTTGCCGGGTTCAACACCAGCACAGGCACACGTTTCGGGAACACTGTAGGCGTCGAGGGGTGTGGCCCCCTCATATGCTCGCGAACGTTTCATAATGATGAACATGACCATTTTCCTTTCTGACTTGATCCTACCAAACTGCACAACCCCCTAGTATTGGGGGGCTGGCTCCTCAGTGTACCATTCGGCACAATCTTCAAGATATATCGACTTGTGAACTGGACTAAAACCCTCGACCCACTCCCCATACGAGTTTTTGTAGGCATCTGACTCATAATATCGAATCGTGACCAGCGTACCCTTAGCATACGATGAAACCTTGACAATCTCACCGGCATACCGCTTACCGTTATTCTTCAGGCACTCGAAATCGTATCCAACCTGAACCGTTCCAAACTTACTCATTTTCATTTCCTCTTGGTTATACCTCGATTATACATTAGGTATCGGCATTGTCAACAAAAAAAAAGAGGAAAAGATTGTGGAAAAATATTTTTTGTTTGGCATGATATTTGCTGGTGGGCGTTTGGCACAAGATTTGCTCTGCCTGCCATTTTGGCAGAAAGCGCGCGGCGCCTGCCATTTTGGCAGTCTCACTGGCTGACTGTCATTATTGTAAGCCGAGAGGCTCGGCTGAGACAACCCCCATAAGGGGGGTATTGTAGCCCACCCTACTTCGGAGGGGGGTATTCCCTACAATGGGGGGAATCGTCCTCCATTCTTCAATCCTTCGATCAGCGTAGCATAATCGGTAGTAGTATAGAGGGGGTAGTATGCGTCACGTTCGCTCACAATCCATCGTCGAGTGTATCCATTCCATACCGATGCGACCACAAGGCCGAGAGCGTTTGCCAGATTTCGGATTTCATCATTCATCGTTTGCTTTCCTTTTCGTTCAATGGGTGATAACTTCGCGGTTATAAGTGTGAGTCCACCACACTTCACACTCTTCGAGATAGACCGACCGATAGGTGGGACTAGGATCACGCGGGAGATACCATTCAATCGTGACAAGTGTACCCCTAGGGTGAGCCGACACCTTGACGATATTTCCAGCATAACCCTTGCCGTTATGCTTGACACACTCGAAACCCTTGTTCACCTGAACCGTACCAAACTTGTCGCAACGGCTTTCCATTTGCATTTCTCCCTTGTGATACTGCTATCCTACATTTAGTATCGATATTGTCAACAAAAAAAATCACTCGATTTCAATCGACGTCCATTCTTGACAATCTGGGCAAATCACGACGATATCATCGACCGGATCGCTTGGGCAAGGTACGTCAACCGGGCAACCGCAGCACTGCGAGATATATTCGGCATCGTCAAACATTTTCAATCTCCTTTTCCTTTTCACTTATCCTACATTCTATATCGGCATTGTCAAAAAAAAGAAATAGAGAAAAAAAGATTTTCATTTGGCATGATATTTGCTGGGGGCAGTTTGGCACGATATTTGCTGGTGGCTGCCATTTTGGCAGATTTCGCGCGATTTCTGCCATTTTGGCAGTCTGCCTTGTATGCCGTTTTGGCAGGTTCTAACGGCCCAGTTTGGGTGGTACAATCCCCCATGTGGGGGAGAGTGTGGTTATCCCTACCATCGGGGGGTTATGCAAACTCCTCTTCCCCATAAACGTCCCAGTCTGCGTCTTCCTCGTGGTCGATGTATTCTTCCTCATCATCCAGATCCACCCCAAAATACCCAACCGTCCACTCTTGCCCATCCTCGTCGATCATGCTATCCGCGATAATCCGCTCAAAATCGCTCATTTTTCTATCCTTTTCAGTTAGCGTGAATGAAAATCTTGTCGGTCGTGGTCAGATTCGTGACGGTTACAATCCAGTTGCGACCGCTACCATCTTCCCTCATGATGCTATTAATAATCCCGACGTATACCTTGCCCTTCGGGTCAACAATCGTACCATACTTGCCAGTTCGCATAGCACCGAAAATCTTATCAAGATTGTTCATTTTATTTTTCCTAGGTTATCCCCCATAGGGGGGAGGATGTAAGATACCCCTATATCGGCCAGTCTATGCCTCGACCATGCAAGCAATCGCACAATCGTACTCTTCGCCATCAAGATACATTTCCCAGCCGGTGAGGCTGTCAAGATAAAACGAACGATACTTGTGACCATAGTTTTCTTCGTCGTGGGAAAACCACGTTAGCACCACAAGCGTACCCTTGTCTAGAGCCTTGACCGACTCGACCATGCCACTAAAAACGCGACCATCCCTGCGGCTTGCGATCATGTAGCGTCCAGTGATAACCGCACCATTCGTTTGCATCTTACTATCTCCATTGTGGGTTTCCATCGTAATCATGCCACTATCCTACATTTAGTATCGGCATTGTCAACTAAAAAAAATAGTCGAAACCATATTCTATCGACATTGTAAGTTTTCGAGTTTTTGGCACAGGATTTGCTATAGCCTTTCCCCACCTATGGGGGGTTTTTCTGTTTTGCCACCAATGGGGGGTATAACCCCCAAAACGCGGCGGTGGTCCAAACTCAATAAGCCCCTCATAACTAAAATGTATTACCTAAACCTTCTTATTAGCCCCATAACCAAACAAAAAAAAGCACCAGACGAATCTGATGCTTCTTTAGAATACCGAATACAATTATTGTTTCAGGTTTCTGAATGTAACTGTGGAGCAGTATCTTTGATCTTTTTTCTACGACCACGAGCTTTAGCAATACCCAACTTGCGTCTTTGACGTCTTACCATTCCCGTAGTAATATTTTCACCCGTCATATCTTTCAGCTTATTGGCCAATTCACTATCACTCAAAACTTCAATATTATCCCTAACAAACCCCAACTCTGCATCACTCCACTTTTTATAATTACCCATAATAGTTGTTCCTTTTTGACAAAAGTGTACTAATAACTTATTATATAGTACAACATTGTTCACTTAACGCAAGGACAAATTATGAAAATTGAGAATATTATTCCGAGCGAGCTAAAAGTAGTTGCTAGTTCACATTTGGACATTTCACAAGACCTTAATGTTGAAGATCCCCAAAAAACTCTAGGCGAAATTCTTAATGAAAAAGAAGAAAAAAAGACCGAATCCCCAGATTGATGAAAACGAACTATTAAAAGTTATAGATATTATTACTAAAAAATTAGCCTACAAATTTAAATTTGGCTATCATGATATAGAAGATATGAAGCAACAGATAAGCATTTTTGCTTTGGAAGGGTTAAAAAATTATGATCACAAAAGGCCCCTAGAAAACTTTCTTTGGACCCACGTTCGCAATCGACTTTTTAATTACAAAAGAGATAACTATCAAAGGCCCGACAAACCCTGTTACTCTTGTCCTCTTTTCGACAAGAAAAATTCTCTCTGCACAAAATATAGTAACAAATATGATTGTGATCTATACGAAACATGGAGCAAAAGAAACGAAAATAAAAAGAATTTGATGCATCTTACCACTCTAGAAGAAACTAAAGATTATAGTAATATTTTTCTAGATCATAGAACTAATTCTTTAGAAAATATAGAAATACTAAAAATACTAGATGAAAATCTTAATGGGGAATTTCGGCTAATTTATCTCAAACTTAAAAATGGCAGTAAAGTACCCAAAAGCGACAAAGATAGATTACTAAGTCATATAAGAGAAATTTTATGGCAAAAAAACGCGGACAATTAAGCTTAGACGAAGAAAAATTCATACGAGATAGCATTGGTCAACTAAGCATAGAACAAATTGCTAATAGTTTAAATAGAAATATAGACCCTATCAATAGATATATTGATGAAAATAGATTATTTTCTACAGAAGAAAAAAGTGAAAATGAAGTTCTTTTAAGAAAACTACATAGTAAAAGTTTTTGGTACGAAATAGAGCGCCAATTCGATGAAGAAAGCGGCGAACTAGAATATTTTGAAAGTATTTGGATAGGATTAATTAAACAATTTAGAGAGGATGTTTTACCCGCTGAAGAAATTCAAATTAAACAATTTATTACTATAGATATTCTAATTAATCGTAGTATGAAAGAGCGAAAAAGACACATATCGGAAACGGAAAAACTGCAAAAATTAGTAGATAAAGAATATGAAAAACCCGAAGATCAAAGAGATATTCCACGACTAGCTAATCTAGAAACCCAATTAAGTTTTGCTAGAAATAGTATTAGTAGTTATACTAACGAATATTCTAAACTTTTAGGAGAACAACAAAAAATAGGAAAAGATTTAAAAGCTACTAGAGAACAACGAATAAAAAGAATAGAAGACGGAAAAAGTAGCTGGGTAGGACTAATACGAATGCTAGAAGACGAAGAATTAAGAGAAAAAGAGGGCAAAGAAATGGAAATTTTACATATGGCCACACAAAAATATCAAAAAGATTTATTTGGTTATCACAACTACCAAGACAATACTGTAGATCGCCCATTCTTAAATCATGAAAGCGTAGTATTAGATGACTAGAAATTATCAAGACCCCCAATATAAAGAATGGCGCAAAAAAATATATGCTCGAGACAATCACAAGTGTCAATGGCCAAACTGTACTAATACTAAAAAATTACAAGCCCACCACATATACAGATGGGCCGATTTCCCCGGTCTAAGATATCATCCTCAAAACGGTATAACTCTCTGTAGACTGCATCACGAGCTCATAAAAAATGATGAAGATAGTTATAGAGAATTCTTTACAAAATTATTATTAAAATGAATCAAGACCCTTTTACAATTATAATTGATACAAGAGAACAAATTCCTTGGGAGTTTGGTTTCCATAATACGGCTAAAAAAAAGCTAGATACCGGAGATTATACTATAGAAGGTTTTGAAAATATACTAGCTATAGAAAGAAAAAAGAGTGTTAGCGAAATAGCTACTAATTTGAGCGAAAGTAGATTCTCGGATGTTTTAGATAGATTAAGTAAAATTAAACATCCATATATGGTCTTTGAATTTTCTTTAGATGAAGTATACAGTTTTCCAGTTGGTAGTGATATTCCTAAAAAGCTATGGGACAAATTGCGTATTAGTGGTAATTATATTATCAAAAGACTAATTGAAATACAACTAAAATATAACATACAAGTAGTATTTTGCGGAGATTCTGATAATGCGGAAAAATTTTCTGCTAGTTTAATGAAAAGAATATATGAACAGTATCATACAAAATAAAAAAATCTTTGAGGACGCTTGGCTTGGTCTTGGTGATCTTTCCAAAATCATAGTTGATACTAATCCTATGATCGGAAGGATAAAGGAAGATATAGAAAATCCTGATCTTCATTTGTTAAGACTGCTTAGAAATCCTAAGTATTTTGGTAGTACTTGTAAATTGTTATTTGATATAGAGCTTCATCCAATTCAAATAGCTATCTTACAAGAATTTTGGGTAAGACCATTTCCTATGTTTATAGCCTCTCGCGGTTTTGGTAAAAGCTTTTTGATGGCACTATATTGTGTGTTACGTTGTATGCTTGTGCCAGGAACAAAAATCGTGGTTGTGGGTGCTGCTTTTCGACAGAGTAAAATCATATTTGAATATATGGAAACGTTGTGGCGAAATAGTCCCATATTACGAAGCATCTTCACAGGAAACAATGATGGTCCGCGTCGAGATGTTGATAGATGCACTATTAGACTAGGTGAAAGTTGGACAATAGCGGTTCCTATGGGTGATGGTAGCAAGATTAGAGGCTTAAGAGCGCATATTATCATCGCAGACGAATTCGCATCAATATCACCAGATATTTACGAAACAGTAGTATCAGGCTTCGCAGCCGTGTCGGCCAATCCAATCCAAAACGTTAAAGAAGAAGCTAAAAAGAAAGCACTATCAGAAGCAGGACTATGGAATGATGAATTAGAAGCAGTCCAAATCAAAAAAGGTAATCAGGCGATCATATCCGGCACAGCAGACTACGCCTTTAAACACTTTGCTAGTTACTGGAAAAGATACAAAACAATTATCGAAAGTCGTGGAGACAAACACAAACTAGAAGAAATTTTTAAAGGAGAAGTACCAGATAATTTTAATTGGCAAGACTACAGTATTGTGCGTATACCATATGAACTTATTCCTAAAGGTTTTATGGATGATAAACAAGTTAGTCGAGCTAAGGCCACAATACATACCGGTATATACAACATGGAATACGCAGCATGTTTTACAGAAGATAGCGATGGATTTTTTAGACGCAGTCTTATAGAGAGCTGTATTGCTAGCGAAACTAAACCTATCATTATAAATGGTAAAACTGTAGTATTCGACTCGTCCACAACAGGAAATCTCAACTTAGAATATGTTTATGGAATAGATCCAGCTTCAGAGAAAGATAATTTTAGTATAGTGGTTTTAGAAATACATCCTGATCATTCTCGGATAGTATACTGTTGGACCACCAATCGAAATAATTTTAAAGATAGACAAAAAACAGGACTGGTTAATGAATATGATTTTTATGGATTTTGTGCTAGAAAAATACGTAATCTTATGAAAACTTTTCCACCAGCCAAAATTGGCATGGATGCTCAGGGTGGAGGAGTAGCCATAGAAGAAGCCTTACACGATCCTGGTAAGTTAGAAGACGGAGAATCTTTAATTTGGCCAACTATAGATAACAACAAACCAAAAGATACAGATGATCAGCCAGGACTTCACATTTTAGAATTAGTTCAATTTGCTAGAGCAGACTGGACTAGTCAAGCTAATCATGGTCTTAGGAAAGATTTAGAAGATAAAGTTTTATTATTTCCAAGATTTGACCAAATTAGTTTAGCTTTAGCTTTGGACAAAGAAAATAAAGATATTATGGAAACAGATTTTAATAATATATATGATAATCAAAGCGATTGTATTCTAGAAATAGAAGAACTAAAAAACGAGCTTACAACTATTGTTATGAGTCAAACAAGTACAGGTTCAGGAGGAAGAGATAGATGGGATACTCCAGAAGTTAAACTTCCTAATGGTAAAAAGGGCAAGTTAAGAAAAGATAGATATAGCGCTCTAATCATAGCAAACATGTTAGCAAGGCAAATAAATAGATGTTTAACTCCAGTGACATTTGATATTATAGGATCAAATTTACGTGATGATTTTAAAAAGAGTACTAACGGAGAACTATATAAAGGACCAACTTGGTTTACAGGAGCAGCTAACGATGATATATATAAAGGAATTTATAGATAATTGTGTATACTAATCAATAGTATTAACAATCACATTATAATTGTATTAAAATATGACAGATAATCCAAACAAAACTAATGCGGCCATTCCAAACGCTGAAATACTACCTCCAGAACAAGCATATGTTACATGGGGAGATGAAAATCTAGATGATAAAAGAGCAGCATTAAATGAAGCATCAAAAGCTTTAGATGAATTTACCGTAATAGATAAAAGTACCGCCAACAACAGTAGGTATCGTTTGGATTTTTCTAATCTTGACGGACCAACTAGTGGGCGTCCTGGATTAACACGTAGTGATTATGACTATTTTAGACCAGAAGAAAGTATTCCTACCCACATTAAAGGAATACTAAATAAAGCAGATGTCGTTTATAACAGAGTTGGATTAGTAAAAAATGTTATTGATCTTATGGGAGATTTTGCTTGTCAAGGGATTAGATTGGTTCATCCAAATAAAAGAATAGAAAGATTTTATAGAAATTGGTTTGATAAAGTTAGTGGCGAAGAAAGAAGCGAAAGATTTTTAAATAATTTATATCGTGTTGGTAATGTTGTTATCAATAGACAAACTGCTAAGATTAGTGTAAAAGTTGAAGATAGCCTATATAAGAGTGTCGGAAGTCCAGATTTAATTATTAATCAAAACGAACCCAAAGTAGAAAAAAGAGAAATTCCTTGGAAATATACTTTTATTGATCCTATATATGTAGATGTTATTGGAGGATCACTATCATCATTCGTTCAAAATAAAACTTATTCTATTGTTATTCCAGCAGGACTACGCAAAATTATTAACAGTCCTAAAAATGATGCTGAAAGAAAAATTATTGATCAGCTACCTTTAGCAATTATAGATGCGGCCAAAACTAAGAAGCCATATGTTTTAGATCCTGAAAAGACTCTGGTTTTTCATTATAAAAAAGATGATTGGAAGACTTGGGCATATCCTATGATTTATAGTATCATGGATGATATTAATGTTATTGAAAAATTAAAACTAGCAGATTTAGCAGCATTAGATGGTGCTATTAGTAATATTCGTATTTTCAAGTTAGGTAGTTTAGAGCATAAAATTGCGCCTACTCCAGCAGCCGCTAGTAAACTAAGTAGTATTTTACAAAATAATGTTGGCGGAGGAACCATAGATTTAGTTTGGGGTCCAGATATTGAAATGTTAGAAAGCAAAACTAATGTTCATCAATTTTTAGGAGAAGGAAAGTATACTCCACATTTAAATAGCGTTTATGCAGGACTCGGTATTCCTCCAACCCTAACTGGCACATATGGCGCTGCTGGAACTACAAATAATTTTATCAGCCTAAAAACATTAACTCAAAGACTACAGTATGGTCGCAAAGTACTAATGGCATTTTGGAAAAAAGAAATTGCTATGGTACAAAAAGCTATGGGTTTCAGATTTCCTGCGAAGATAGAATTCGATAGAATGGACTTAAGTAATGAAGAAGCAGAAAAAGCATTATTAATTCAACTAGCCGATAGAAACATAGTTTCTGACGAACTAATTCAAAGAGTCTTTGGTTTTGATCCAGAAACGGAGAAAACTAGACTTAATAGAGAAAACAGAGAAAGAAAAAATAAAAGAATGGTCAATAAAGCTGGTCCATTTTTTGATGCCAACTTTGAAAATACTGCTAAGAAAATGGCTATGCAGCTTGGTTTAGCTACTCCATCACAAATAGGAATAGATTTAGACAAAAAGAAAAAAGGAGAGATGAATGCTATAGAGGTCAAAACACAGTTTCCTCCTATCAAAACCTCTCCATTAGGAGGAGATAATTCTTCTAAGTCTTTACCGGGACAACCCCAACAAGGAAGACCTAGAAACAGCAAAGATTCTAACAAAAGGAAAACTAAAGAATTTTCCCCACAAACCGGTGCTTCTTTAAATATTTGGTCGTTGGATACACAAGACAAAATTTCTAATATTGTTAATCCTATCTTATTAGAATTTTATAATAAAAAAAATATGAGAAGTCTAGCCAATACAGAATATGAAGAAGCAGAAGCAACCAAAGCTAAAATCTTTTTTTCAATAGAACCGTTTGCGGAAGTCACGACAGAGTTAGTTTTATCAAAACTCAATACTATCAATAGTATTGAAATTAATACTAAATATTATCAGTACCAACAATTTAATAAGGCAATAAATAGAGAATTGAATAGACCACTCACCGCAGAAGAAACAAAGTATACAAAATCTTATTTGTATCAACTGGTGTATCTATCTTAATAGACCACTTTACAAAGAAAGTATTTATGAAAATTTTTGAAGCAGAATTAAATGACGGACTAGAAAACGCACTATCCGCCCAGGCTTCTTTAACTTACGCCTCTTTAGCAGAACCATCTACAAGCAATTCCTGCATAAAAATAAATGATATAAAAGCTTTAGCTGGGTTGGAGGATAAAGACTTATACTATACTCAATCCATATTAGTTACTACTTCTTGGAATAAAAATGATGATATTTTTGATAAGGATGAGGTTTGGGCAGCTAAAAATACCCCAATTCATAAACCTACTAATTTAGAGCATAATGAAGGTATTATCGTGGGTCACATTACATCTAATTGGCCTATTACAGATGATGGAATTTTGATAGATCAATCTACTCCCTTAGAAAACTTACCTAATAAATATCATATATTAACCGGATCTGTTATTTATGTAGGATATACAGAACCAGACCTCAAAGAAAGATCACAAAAATTAATTGCTGAAATTGAAAATGGAACTAAATATGTTAGTATGGAATGTTTTTTTAAAGGTTTTGATTATGGATTAATAAATAAAAGCACTGGAGAATACAAAGTTCTTAGCAGAGCAGAGGATACAGCATTTTTAACAAAACATCTTAGAGCATATGGTGGTGTTGGTGAATATCAAGACCATAAAATTGGTAGAGTTTTAAGACAAATAACATTCTCTGGTAAGGGTTTTGTTGATAAACCAGCCAACCCAGAAAGTGTTATTTTTACTCAAAATAGTCTAAAAATTCAAAAAAATATTGGCGAGCTAGAATTACAACAAGAAAAAAAAGATACTTTTGAAAATATAGGTGTATTTTCAAATCAAGCCAACCTAAAGGAGAATGATATGAGTTTAGAAAAAGAAGTTGTCGAAATTAAAGAAAAAATCGAAGCTATGTCTCAATGCAAAGACGCTATTGCTGAAGTAAAAAGCTTAGCTTCTGATCTAGAAAGTAAGAACGCAGAACTTTCTGCTAAGCTCCAAGCCACAGAAACAGAACTATCTGAAGTCAAAACTGTTGTTGTCGAAAAAGAAGAAGCTGCTAAAAAGATGGCAGAAGATATGAAGAAAAAAGACGAAGAAATGCAAAAGATGAAAGCAGATTTTGATGCTGCTAATGAAATTCTCGCTGCCTATAAAGACAAAGAAGCAGAAATGATGAAAAAAGAAAAGAAAATGAAAAGAATGGCAACTCTTCTTGAAACCGGCTTTGAAACCGAGCTTGCTACAAGCACAGTTGAAAAGTTTGAAGGTCTTGACGATGCTTCTTTTGACAGCATGACAGAAGTTTTTGCTGCTATGATGCCAATGAAGAAAAAGAAAATGGAAGAAGAAGCAATGATGATGAAGAAAAAGGCTTCTGAAGAAACTGCCGATGTTTTAGAAACAGCAGAAACAGAAGAAACCATTGATCTTAGTGTTGGTAGCGAAGAAACAGTTTCTGAAGCTGAAAACACAAGAGCTGCTTTAGTTGATTTTGTGTATAACAGACTAGGTAAAAAACTAAATAAGGGAGAGTGAACATGGCTTTAAAACCAGATCGTATCGAAGCATATACAGATATCTCGTTCTTCATGAACGAAACAGGTGAACGTGGTGGTATAGTTGTGCATGTTAGTGGTGGCAGCGGAGTTAGTATGGATGATGCTAACGCTGTTGTAGAATATGCCGCTAATCAATCCGGCACCAAGCCCGCTGGCTTATTGCTAAATGATGTTGTTGATCTTGATCTAACAAGACAGCACATCAACTGGCATAAAGATGAAGTTCAGATTGGCAGTAAAGTAACATTACTACGTCAAGGCCAAGTGGTTACTAACGTAGTTAGTGGTACTCCAACAATCGGTGCCGATGCTTACTATGGTGTTAATGGAGTTCTCACAATAACAAGTACAAATAGTACTAAGGTTGGTAGATTCCTCAGCACTCTAGATGCAGATGGTTATGTAAAAGTAGACATTAATATAACATGATAAGGGAGAAAAATATGGCCAATAAACGTTTTGAAGCAACTCCAGAATTAACAGATCTTCTTGTTCGTTCTGGTTCGCTAAATAAGGAAGTAGCTTTAGGTGCTAATGCAGAGTTTGCTAAGGCCCTAGAACTTCCTCTTCGTCAAGGTGTTCTAAATGGTGATATTCTTGATGGTATTTTTGAGCCAATCGTATTAGCTCAAAGTGCTACTCCAGAATTTCCACTAGACTTTCTTGCTCCAGGTACTGAAAAAGACTTTGTGGCTTATACCATTCCAAATCATGGTTATATTCCACAGCGTCATGTTGAAGGCGATTATGTCATGGTTCCAACCTATGACATTGGCGCTAGTATTGATTATCTTCTAAAGTATGCTCGTGACGCCCGTTGGGACGTTGTTGGTCGTGCTATGGAAGTTCTCGAAGCTCAATTTGTCAAGAAGATGAATGACGATGGTTGGCACACACTATTAGCTGCTGGTGTTGATCGCAACATCGTAGTATACGATAGTGATGCTGATGCTGGTCAATTCACCAAGCGTTTAGTTAGTCTTATGAAGACTGTTATGCGCAGAAATGGTGGTGGTAACAGCGCTAGTAACAACCGTGGTTTATTAACTGATCTTTATGTTAGTCCAGAAGCTATGGAAGACATTCGCAACTGGGGTGTTGATCAAGTTGATGAAATCACTCGTCGTGAGATCTATGTTGCTGCTGATGGTACTCTTAACAGAGTATTCGGCGTCAATCTACACGATCTTGATGAGCTTGGTGAAGATCAACAATATCAACTATTCTATGAAAACGTTCTAAATGCTAGCCTTCCAGCTACTGACGTTGAACTAGTCGTTGGTCTTGATCTTCGCAAGAGAGATAGTTTCATTATGCCAGTGCGTCAAGAAGTTCAAATCTTCGAGGACGATACACTACATCGCCAAAAGCGAGCTGGCTTCTATGGTTGGGCTGAACAGGGTTTTGCTGTTCTTGATAATCGTAGAGTTCTACTTGGTTCTCTCTGATCGGTTTTTAATGCTCTTAGAAAAGAAGGCTGGCGCTTGTCGCCGGCCTTTTTTTTTAGGTGTATTATAACTAATAGATATCTTTTTTATTAAAATAAAGGGACAATATGTACTGGCAAATTGAAATTCCTATTATTGTAAGAACTTTGATCAATGACTTAGAAACTATTCCAACATACTCTGATGATAGAATACAGCAACTAGCCACAGTTGCTGCTCAGTATGTGGCCAAAGATGCTAACTTAACTACTAATTATACTATCAATATTGTTAATCAAACTATATCTCCTGATCCTAGCGATCCTAATTCTAGAGATGTTGATTTTATTGGTTTGATAGCTTTGAAAAGTGCATGTATTTTAGATCAAAGTACATTCAGAACCAAAGCCGCTCTAGAAGGCATTAAAACAGCTTTAGGGTCTGCTAATTTAAGTATTAGTGGTAATATAGCAGGATATAAAATGATACTAGACCAAGACCAAGGGCCGTGCAAACTCTACGAGCAATTGATCTTAGATCATAATATAGGTAATGCTACTGCTGTTAGTGCTGTGCTTAGTCCTTTTGTGGGTAATAATTTTGATCCAAGATATTTATTAAGAGGATCTTTTAGAAGCACTAATAGTAATGACTTTTATTCATAGGATTTTATATGGTAGACTTTAATAAGTTACAAACTGTCTACAAAAATCAAATGGACATGTTATTGGCTAGCTCTGGCCTCAGCACAGAGTGTGAATTTAATTTTGGTATTAGTAAAAAAATAATATGTCCTAATTGTATTTATGATGTAAGCTTAAAAAAATCCTCTGGTAAATATAAAGCTGGGGGTCCCATTGTTTTTAGTCTTGGTAAAATTTGTCCTTATTGTAATGGCATAGGTTTCTATGGAGAAATAACGTCTTCTACTGGTTATTTAGCTATTATATGGGATTATAAAAAATGGATTAATCCTCCTCCTAATATTAATAATCCAGAAGGTTTTATTCAAACTATATGTGATAAGACTTATTTATCTTCTATCAAGCAATGTAAAGATATAACGGTTATTTATAATACTGAAGGATCTAATCCTGTTTTTAGACTCTACGGAGAACCCAATCCTGCTGGACTTGGTGATAATAATTATTTATTTTGCATGTGGGAAAAGATAGGAGTTAATTCTGAGCCTAGAAAAACACCACTACCTAGTCCTACGGCTGCTACCCCTACTCCAACAATATCGTTGACCAGAACAATTACTCCCACCTCAACTATTACTCCAACAGCTACGCCAACTATAACACCGACCGTTAGTGTCACGCCCACATTAACACCAACCCCGACCCCAACACTATAAGTTTTTAACAAAATATAAAAATGAATATATCTCTTAAACTATTAGAGTCTAATCAAGATATCTATAATAGAATTCTTGACGCTTTATTGCCAGCGGTGGAAAATTTAATGAAAGATGCCTATTCCAAATTAAAACAAGAAATCCCTTTAATTGTACAAAATAGTATATTAAATGCTCCAGAATATAACGCTTTATTAGCCGGTCAATTAAGATATGAGCTTGGTATTCCAGATGCTAACACTAAAGTTAATAACTTATTAAACTATTGGATTACCAATATGCAAATAACATATAATAAACCATTTATTAATAATAACCAAATTAAAAGTTTTTTTAGTATTAACATGATAAAAGCTGATTTTAGTGACGTGCTATATCAGGAATTTAGTTTTGTAACCGATAATGAAAGAGGATATTCCTTACCTTGGTTAAGATGGCTATTATTAGAAGGTAATAAAACATTAGTTAGTAATTATGAAGTATTGTTTGGTAATAATAGAAACTCTAGAACTGGATTTGCTGTTATGACGCCATCCAATAGATCTTGGAGAGTGCCCGCCACTTATAGCGGCACAGAAGCAGATAACTGGATCACAAGAAGCCTAGACTCTGTTAAAGACCAAATATATTCTACCTTAGAAAAGAGTTTATCATGAGTAGTTGCGATTTTAATAGTTGTTTTAAGGGAGTAGACAATATATCGCAAGACCTACTGCTTAATATTTTAGAAGCTAATTTTAAAATGTATTTAGACTGGTCTTTTCTCAAGATAGGATCTTGGTTTGATGTTGTTAAACCTCAAGAAACACTATACGGAACCAATAACCACTATAAGCTTCGTCACGTAGAAGACCCATCTTATCCAGATGGTTCTGTTTGGCAAAGTATCAGAAAGGATTGGGTTTGGGAAACTGGTTCTTTTTACAACTCTACTAGTCCTATCTCTATAGGTAGTGTTCTAGTGAATGGATCGGTTGTAAATAAAAATAATAATTTTTTTGTAGACTATCCAAATGGCAGAATAATATTCTATACTCCTATATCTAAAAACGCTAATGTAGAATTAGATTATAGCTATAGATTTGTGCAAGTACTAAGATCATCAGAATCACCCTGGTTTAATCTTATACAATATAGCTCTTTTAATACTGGTAATTTGGATATAAATCAGAATGAATCAGGAGAGTGGTCTATAGGCTCCTACCACAGAATACAACTCCCATGTATAATAATAGAGAGTATTCCATCATCTAGATCAAGACCGTATGAACTAGGCAATAGTCTTTTATGGCTAGAACAAGATATAGTGCTATATATTTTAAGCGAAAATAAAAATGATCGAAATAAGTTATTAGATATAATCCGACTCCAACAAGATAGTACTTTATCTTTATTTGATACGAATAGCGTTAGTCAAAATGATGATTTTCCTCTAGATTATAATGGAGATATTAAAAATAATGCTTTAATGTATCCAGACTTAATATCTCAATATTCTTGGAGAAAATGTTTTATTAAAAATATTAATTTGATAGAATTAGACTCTAAACATATCAATTTGCATCAAGGAGCAGCTAGACTAACTCTGGAAATAATTTCTACATGATTTTAAAAAATTGGGTGTATAAGAACATAGCCCGAAAATACATATAGTTTAAATGGAGATTAATTATGGCTAATAATCGTATTTACTACGCAATTCAACAAGTTAAAGTAGGCCCCGCTGCTAATGCTGCTACCCAAACTCCTATTCACGGCCTTCAAACATTAGGAATTACTACTAATTTTAATCTAGAGCAAGTATTCGAAATGGGTCAACTTGCTATTTATCAAAACGTTGAAGAAGTACCAGATATTGAGGTTACTCTTAATAAAGTATTAGACGGTTATCCATTAATCTATACCTTAGCTACAGAAACTGGCTCTAGTGTGGGCGCTGGATTAGTTGCTTCTAATCCCACCATTCCTGGCCGTCAAAATGCTCGTACAGATATGAGATTATCCATTTTCCCAGACACCAACATTAGTGCTAGTGGAACATCTTTTACTGATCTAGTATGCTCTGGTATGTATGTTAGTAGTGTTAGTTATACTTTTCCTGTGGATGGTAATTTTACAGAAGATGTGACACTAGTGGGCAATAACAAGGTTTGGGGAACTACTTCATCTGGTGCGTTTGATAACACAGACGAACCCGAATCTGCAAGTGGTGTTGGTCGTAGAAAGTATCTCAACATGAGTGCCTGTCGTTTTCCAACACAAATTCCTGGTATTAGTAGTAGTGGTACAAACAACGCTATAGGTAACGGTAGTGGTTTTGCTGCACATTTACAAAATATCACAGTAAGTTGTGATTTTGGTCGTGAAGCAATCAACGAACTAGGCACATACGCTCCTTATCATCGTTATGTTACATTCCCAGTCGAAGTTACTTGCGAATTCGAAGTTGCTGCTATTACTGGGGATATGATTAATGCTACAGAAGACGGTTACTACCTAGGCTTGACAGGCACCACTGTGGCCCCAACAAACACCGCACAGTGCAATGCTCGTCATAATCTTGTTGACGAAACTATCTTTATTGAGAGTTGCGAAGGTACAAGAATTTATCTTGGCACAAAGAATAAGTTAACAAGTGTTAATTACACTGGTGGAGACACCGGCGGTGGTAATGTTAGCGTAACTTATAGTTATAGTACTTTTAATGACTTTGTTGTTGCACATTCTGGCTCAGATGCCGGTTTCTACGCTAGTCTTGCTAATAGTACATATACTCCAGCTTAGTTTAGTCAATAATCGGATAACGGATTAATACATAGGATTATGGATCAAAGATTGCTTGGTATGTATGTATCTAGAATACTATCTGGATATTACATATTTATATATAATAATATTAAATATAAACTTATATATCCAAATACGGATATAAAGTATCAAGCAGAATTATTAGCTCAAGAAGAATTTGATAAAAATAAATTTAATGAATGGATCCAGGAATCAGACATAGTAGACTATTTAGTTAATATAGGATTATGGTCTTATGGAGGAGATGATAATCTTAAAAAGCTAGAGGAACAAATAGATAATTTGAAAATAGATCTATATAAAAACTTTTTAAATCCATCTAAAATTAAAAGTATAAAAAGAACACTATTAAATACTGTTGGCTCATATAATAAATTATATAGTATTAGACACTCACTAGATCAATATACGGTAGAAGGATTTATTCAGTCGGTTAAAAATAATTATATACTTGTAAATAGTATATTTGATTGTGAAAATAATAAAATTTTTTCTTGCTACGAGGATGCTGATTATAGATCATTAAATGAGTTATCGTTAGCTATATCAGAAAACATAATTGATGTTAGTGTGTTTAGGAGCATAGCTAGAAGCGATGTGTGGAAAAACTTTTGGTCTGCAAATAAAGAAAATCTATTTGATAGATCAACAATAAATTGGACGGACGAACAAAGAACTCTGGTCATTTTAACCAAAATGTATGATGCTGCTATGGAGCATCCAGAATGTCCACCAGATTCTGTGTTCGAAGATGATGATATGTTTGACGGATGGATGATTGTTCAGCGTAAAGAAAATGAAAAACTTAGAAATAAAAACAGAACAGAAAAATTACTTGAGGGTAAAAAATTAGATAAAGCTGGTGAAATCTTTGTTATGGCAAAATCTAAAGAAGAAGCTAGTAATATTTTTGACCTTAATGATCCAAATGCCAGACATACAATTAAAGAAAGACAAACCATATTAGCACAAACGGGTAAAGAGCTAAACGAAACAGAACTCCCGGACGTTAGAAGAAATCTAGTAGTCCAATCTAATCAACAATTTAAAAATTCTAGGAAATCATGATGACAGATATAGAAAAATTAATATTAACTAAAAGGTTTCAAACAACAATGATAGGAGCCTTATTTGAGTTTGAAAAAGCATTTGGATATTTGTGGGGTCAAGATAAAAACGAACAAGAATTAACAGACAAAGAATTAGATTTTTTAGATAGATGGGATATGGTTAGAAATCAAATATTAAATAATGGCAATAATCAATTGCGAAAAGCTATTTCAGATCTTGGTCACTCTACCATCAAATATAAATACAAATTTAATCAGAGAAATAATAGAAACGAGGAACAATTATGAAAACTAGAAATTTCAAAGCGTTTATTGATAATAAAGAAGTCGAGTTCATGGTCAGGTCTCCATCCTTACAAGATCAAAGAGAAGCGTCTAAAATCTATAATCAAAGTTTTAGCGAAGCCTTAAAAGCTAAAGCTGTTGTTAGAGCAAAACTAGACGATCTTTTAGTAGATCAAGGATTATGGGATAATCAAAAACAGGCTAAGTTCACAGAACTACAAAATCAAATTCTAGATAATGAAAGAAAATTAGCCAAAGGAGGTATACCTCTAAAACAGGCCAAAGAACTTGCTTTACAGATGAGAAAAACCCGAGAAGAAGTTAGAGATCTAATATCTGTTAAAACTAATTTAGATACTCATACAGCAGAAGGTCAAGCTGATAATGCTAGATTTAATTACTTGGTTTCAGCCTGTACGGTGTATAATGATAGTAAAGAATCATATTTTAAAAATTATGAGGATTATAATAATAGATCCGCAGATCCTGTGGCTCTATTAGCAGCACAAAATTTAGCCGGTATGTTGTATGGTTTGGAAAATGATTACGAAGAAAAGTTGCCAGAGAATAAATTCTTAAAGCAGTATAAGTTTGTTGATAGCAAGTTAAGACTAATTAATAGTGAAGGCAAATTGGTTGATGAAAAAGGCAGACTAATAGATGAAAATGGCAGATTTATCAACGAAAAAGGACAATTCATTGATAAAAATGGTAATTTAGTTGATGATAAGGGTGATTATGTTGTTGAGTTTAGTCCATTTTTAGACGATAATGGAAAACCAGTTGTTGTTGAAAATGAATCAAGCAAAAAGACTGAGGAAAAGGATGAACCCAAAACTCAATCAGAAGAATCTGCTAAGTCAGAATAACCAACATTATTGTGTATATAATATATTATCCCCACTCTACTTATGGTATTGTGGGGATATTTTTTAATAGGACAAATTAAATGGCATCACCTTTCAACCTTACTGCACAAATTAATTTAAGAGGACCAACAAATCTTAAACCGATTGTTAGTCAAATTAGAAAACAGCTAGGTTCTGTTAATACTGATATTTCTCTTAATATAGATAATAAAGCACTGAAGTCTATAGATACAGCTACTAATAGACTTGCTGCTATGAATAAAGTATTAGTTAGTGTAAGAAGTAATGCCACTAGTCTAAATCAAACATTGAGAGATATGTCTAGTTCTTTGGGATCAGTACAAACATCTAGTAATGCTGCTGCTGGAGGCGTTAGAAAAACTTCTCAAAATATTGAAAAGGTTGCTAAAGACATTAAAGTAGCTAGAACAGAAATGGAAGAATTTGGTAAGCAGAGTGCTCTTGCTATTCGTCGTTTTGCGGCGTTCTCTGTGGTTACTACAGGAATATTTGCTTTAACAAATGCTGTCACTGGTGCTTTTAAAGAATTTATAAATTTTGACAAAGAACTTGTGAGACTACAACAAGTTACTGGTCGAGGAGCAACGGGTGTAAAAATTCTACAAGACGAAATTACAAATTTAGCAATAAGTTTGGGAGTGAGTAGCACAGCACTATTAGAAGTTACCTCAACATTAGCCCAGGCGGGTTTGAGTGTGGAAGAAACCAGAATAGCGCTTAAAGCTTTGGCTAAGACAGAACTGGCTCCATCTTTCGAAAGCCTAACTAAAACCACAGAAGGTGCCATTGCTGCGATTAGACAGTTCGGATTAGAAGCAGGAGAGCTAGAAGCAGCACTAGGTAGTATCAATGCTGTTGCAGCAGCGTTCGCTGTTGAATCTGGAGATATTATTGCTGCTATTCAGCGTACTGGTGGTGTGTTCGCTAGTGCTAGTAAAGGAGTTAGCGAAGGTACCGATGCTCTAAATGAGTTTATTGCTATTTTTACTAGTGTTCGTCAAACTACTCGTGAAAGTGCAGAGACTATTGCTACCGGCTTAAGAACAATTTTTACAAGAATTCAAAGAAGTAGCACTATCCAACAACTAAAACAATTTGGTGTGGAACTACAAGATCTTGAAGGCAAGTTCGTTGGTCCGTTTGAAGCTATTAGAAGACTTAGTGATGCTCTTAATCAATTAGATCCCAGAGATATTCGATTTTCAACAATAGTAGAAGAACTTGGTGGATTTAGACAAATCGGTAAAGTCATTCCTTTAATTCAACAATTTGCAGTAGCACAACAAGCTTTGGGTGTTGCTCAAAGAGGACAAAGCAGCTTAACAGACGCTCAGATAAAAGCACAACAAAGCTTAGCTAATCAAATAGCAAAAGTTCGTGAACAATTTTTAGGTTTGATTCGTGAGGTTGGGCAAAGCACTGTTTTTCAAGGATTTTTCAAAATCGTGGTTGGTTTAACTAGCGGCTTGCTCAGTCTTGCGAGCGCATTTAAGCCAATATTGCCAATCTTAGCTGTATTTGGAGCTATTAAAGGAGTAAGCGCCATCGGGCAATTTGCCACAGGTTTTTTTGGCGGTCTGAAAAAGGGTGGTGGCGCTGGTGGTGCTGGTCAAAATATTGGAGAAAGTTTAAGTGGGGCTAAAGAGAAGCAAAGAGCAGAAGTAACAGCAAAAGCAGCAGATGCTATTAGATTAAATACAGATGCTCTAAAAACATTAACATCAGCAGTACAAAGTTTAGATAGTACCATGAGATCTAGAGGATCATCAACTCTGAGAGGTGGGGGTAAGGTATTAGGATTTAATAAGGGGGGTATTGTTCCAGGCAGTGGAAAGGGAGATAAGGTTCCTGCTATGCTAGAACCCGGAGAGGTTGTGATCAACAACCAAGCTGCTCAAAAATACGGAAGAGGCAATTTAGCTAAAATGAATAAACTAGCTAAAGGAGGTAAGGCAAAAGTCTTTGTCGATTATGCTGAGCCAGGATTTATTAATACAGATTATCTTGACCAAGGATTAGCAGACATAGTAAATAAAGGTAAATCACAATTCTTACCTCCTGGTAAAAAAGGAATAGATGAAACAAAATCCTCTATTCAAAACTTTAGATTATATAGAAGTGTTAAAGGTTCTTTATTAGAACAAACTCTTAGAAGGTCTAAACCAAGAGGTACTAAAGAAAGCGCTGGAGGAACTTTCGATTATAGTAATTGGCCAGGTAATGTTCCTGCTTTTGATAATACCAAATTGATAGGTTTGCCAACAGATGCCAGACTATCTAAAAATCGAGCAACTCCAGAATTATTTCAACCTAAAATTCAGAAATATCTAGATCGCGCTACAGGGGGAGAAAAAAATAGAAAAAATTTCGGAGCAGTAGTATTTGAAGAAGGAGAAGATACATCTTTTGATGTTCCATTAAGTTTGGGTGGGATAGTACAAAAATTTATGGCTGGATCGGTCGGTGGCGTTAATGTTCCTAGCGGTAAAGGGAGAGGTAAAACTGGAGCCCGGGGCGCTCGTAGCAAGTTCAAAGAATTAACACAAGAAGAAATCTATAAACTTAGCACAGAAGATCTAATACGATACGCTAAGGATCAAGCATATGATATATTTAGTACTGCTGGTGCTGGTATGGTTATCGGGAATGAGTTTGTTGAAGTACCACAAGAAAGAATAGTACCAGAACTAGAATCTGAATTAACAACTTATTTAGGCAAAAAAGGCTTTTGGAGAGAAAAAATATCTCCGTTCGCCTCTGAACAAAAAATTAAAGCCTCTGTACATAGAAAGATGGACGCCAGAACTTTGCGCAAAATGGTTGCTACAGCAGGCGGAGTTGATTCATCTAGCTTAGAAAATGTCCCTATGGATGTCTTGTTAAAGTATGCTGAACAAGCTCCGCGAGCACCGAAGGAAGTTTTAGAAGCAACCATAGCCAGATATCAAAAAGATTCAGGTACAAAAGGCGGATTCTTAAAACGATTTGAACAATCTGCTAAAAGTGGAGAGTTTATATCTGGTAAACCATTACTAGATGAAATTCCAGATATTCCAGAGAGACTTATTGCTTTCAGAAAATCTTTAGAAAAAGAGTTATCAGAAACTCAAGACGAGAAACTTCGCAAGAGCGTTCTTGATAAAATTGTAAAAGCTAGCAATGCTATACAAGAAGCTAAAGATTATCAAAAAGATATTCTTCCAACCGTTACTGGTAGAGCATCTCATTTTGCTTGGGCTATGAGACAAGCTATTCCAGAATCTAAAAATTTTGCTAATGGCGGATTAGTACAAAAATTTATGGCCGGATCAGTTGGTGGTGTAGAAACTCCTGTTGGAAAAATTTCACAACAAATTCTTGATAGAATACAAAAAGTTGGTGGTAGTGGTTATATTACTGCAAATGTTTCTTATGATGAAATTCAAAAAGCCGTAGCAAAAGCTAGAGCGGTGATGCCAAAAGTAGGCACCGCGAAACAACTATTAACACTTCCCTCATTAAAATCTTTAGATAATGGTTCCTTATTAGAAAAAATTATTGAACCTTTATTAAAACAAGCAGAAGAAAAAAAAGAGGCTGAGAAAGCACAACAAGCAGGACAAAAACAACTCAATGAACAAGCTGCTACGGGAAAAGGTCTTAAGTTTGGACTAGCTAGTTTATATGGACCTAATGGAGAACTTGGATACTCTAATATTACTAGTGCAAAAGAATTATTAGGTAAGGATGGAAGCACAAAATATTTAACACAGCTAGTTCGTAAAAGTTTACCAACACGATACGCTGACGCTGTATCTAAAATACAACAAGATATTGCTGGGTTGCCAGCCAGAGGAGCAGAACAATTTCAATATACAGATATATTTGGAGCGATTGGTCCATTAGCTTTTGATTTTGATGAAACTCTTGTTAAAGATGCAGATATTCCTGGTAAGAAAAATGAAGACTATAGTGACTTGAAAAAAGTTAGAGACTCGCTGCAAAACTCTAAGCTAACACTATTGGGTAAAGAACTAGCAAAAAGATTAATAGATTATCCAGAATTAATGGATAAAATACGAGTACTAACAGCCAGACCACAAAGTAATGCTCCGCTTTTAGCATCAAAATTATCCTCTCTTGGATTACCGATACCAGAGAGTAAGATCACAGGAGTTAGTGGAGGATTGAATAAAGTAGATAATCTTGCTGAATTGGAAACTTTAGTAGATGATAATTTAGAAAATATCGGAGCCGTTACAGGTGCTGGTAAATTGGGTTATCTTTATAGAGAACCACAAAATATAAGTGCTGCTAATCAGTCTTCAAACAGAGCAATAGCTGCTATGGAAGGTTATGGTCTGGAAGAAATTGTTAAACAATTAGGGATTGGAATTTCTTCGGATGACGCTAATCCTCTTAGACCTATAGACTATCCTAGTGGCTTAGGATATGCTGCTAATACATGGGGAATCGATCCCAAGATGCCAACAGATACTAAGCGCACTAATGATAGTAGTGCTGTTAGTAGATTATGGGCAGAGGCTCAAAAATATATAGTTCAAAATTTTGCTTTCGGAGGCAAAGCTGATGGTCCAGGATTTGAAGAAATTAAACAACAGATAATTGATAAATATCCAGAAATACAATTCAGAATCAGCAAACGAAAACGCGCTTTCGGTTACAACTTAATGGGCGCTCTTAAATCAAAGGGTGGCTTATCTGGTGACAGTGGATTAAATTTCCAACAGCCAGGAAATCTCAAACAATTACAAGCATATTCTGATAAATTAGCCGCTAAGTTAATGAATCCAGAACAATTAGCGGCTGGTGGCTTACTAGCCGAACCGGTTCAATCTACATCAAGCCAAACACAAAAGAATTTTGGTAAAGTTGCTTTAAGAACAGGAAATAGAATACAAGCCACATACATAAAAGAGGGAGAAGCAGCGGCAGCAAGATCTGGACAGGTTATTGCCGATAGCATAGGAGGTGGGCTCTATGCTGTGCAATCATCTTCTGCCACAAAGGGGTATGGTCCAAAACTTTATGATATTGTTATGGAGGCTGCTACAGCCGCTGGTGGTATGCTTACGTCAGACAGAAGAACAGTAAGCGATGCTGCTAAGAGTGTATGGGCTTACTATTTTAATAATAGATCTGATGTTAAGAAAACGCCTTTGAACCCCGAGAATTGGGTCAGTAATAGTAGACTTTTAGATGAAAAATTATATGGCCCACCAGATACTTGGCCATCAGCTACAGACCCAGCATGGATATTACAAAGTGGATATAGTAAAAGTCCATCAGATATTAATAATCCAAACTTAGTACAAAAACTTGCTGGTGGAGGAAGTTCTGGCACTGTTCCAGCTATGGTTAGTAATGGAGAAGCTTTTGTTCCTCCAAAAGTAGCTAAGAAAATTGGTTACGCTAAATTAGATAAGATGAATCAAGCTGATCGCAACGGAATGAAAGGATTTGCCGGTGGTGGTATTAGCGTATTTAATGGGCCAGGTAGTGGAACTAGTGATAGTATTGGTCCCATAGGACTACCAACAGGTAGCTATGTTATAAGAGAAAAAGCTACTAAGGCTTTGGGATTAAATAAAGGGGGTAGTGTTGGAGTTAGAAAATTCTTTAAAGGTGGACAAAACAAAAAAGACGCAAAAAGAGCACAAGGAGAAATCTTACAGGATGTAGAGCAAGCTGGCGCTGTTTTAGCACAAATAATGGCTCAGTTACCGGATCAAATAAGAGAAGTTTTATTGAAAAAATTTAAAGGATTAAAAGATTTAGAGCCGGGCGAGAGTTTAATGGGTGGTACCCCAGCTTTTACAGAAAATACAAGAGGACAAGCTGCCTCCTCAGAATCAGCCGCTGCTATAGGCTTAAAAATAACCGGTAAAAAAGGTGGAGCAACAACAGAAACAGTAGCTCATGAAACTGGTCATTTAGCAGACTTTGAGTTGGGTGGGGGTAAAGCTGCTAGTGAAATTGAAGGAACCTTTCAATTCGAATTGGTTGCTAAAATTAGAAAACAAATGGAAGAAGCATTTATAGCAGCTGGAGAAAGTAGTAATAGAATAAATGATTATTTATTACGTGGTAAAGAATTATTTGCAGAGTTTTTTGCTAAAGCTAGTCCAGAAGTTAGGGCAATTATAACCTCTACAACCGACGCTAAAACCGGAATGGCAGAATTGGCTAAGACTTTAGGAGAAACCGGATATACATATGCTGGACTAGAAGCTTCCGACATAGACACTTCTGCATCTACACCTAAACCACAACCTCCATTACCAATTATTCCACCATCTGGTTTACCACCAGCTCCACCATCTGGACCATCTTTTGTATTTCCACCAAGCCCACCAGATCCACCAAATGATAAACAAAAAAAACCAAAACCACAACAAGAAGGTAGGCTTAGTAAAGAAGAACGCAAAAAAAGAAAAGAAGCATATACAGCTAAATCTAGAGAAGGTGGACTAACAAGAGAAGAAGCAAGAGCTGTCGGTGTGGTTAGAGAAGATTTTGGTGGATCATCAACTATTGACCCTGTATCTAGTAAAGTTCTAAAATACAGAGAAGAATCAGCTCAAAAACAGGAGAAAGCTGCTTTAGACGAACTGAAAGCTGCTACCGAAGCTCAAGACGCTGCAAAAAAACAATTAGAAGAAGCTAAAAAAAGAAAACAAAACCTTGGAAAATCTTCAACTCAAACCGAAAGACAAACAGCAAAAGATGCAGTAAAAGCAGCGGAGACACAACTAGGAGAAACACAATCAAGAAAATCGCAAGCTACAAACAAGGTAGCAGAGGCTAGACAAAAAGCAGTAGATGTAGAGGAGGCAAAAAAAGCAGCGACAGTATCGACTAATACTCCTGACGCCAATAAAGAAAAAGCAAAATCAGATTTGCAAAAAACTGCCGATCAAGAAGTTGCCGATGCTATGGAACAAGTTCGTAAAAATGTTACTCAAAAATATCAAGATATATTACAAACAGAAGTCGATAATATTAGAGCTTTCTATGCTACGAGAATAGCTGCTGCTGGTAAAAATTCTAAAGAAGAAGCCAATTTAATACAACAACAAAGATCTGCTATAGCAGATACCAAAGCCAGTATAGAAGCGGCTCAAACCGGTGAAATAAAAACAGAACAAGCGAAAGTCCCTGAACAAATAGCAACTTCAAAAAGACAACAGGTAGAACAACTAAGGGAAACTAAAGCTAGAGCAGCAGACCCGTTCTATGACGCTAAAAAAGCAGCAGATGCTTCAGCAACAGGAATGTCTGGAATGCCAAAAGTAAACGAACAAATTAGACAAGAACAACAACAATTTTTTGCTTATAAAGCAGAAAAAGCTGGAAAAACAGTTGGTGGCTTTAGACAAGATTTAACCAAACAAATAGGAACTCAGGCATACGCTATCGGACAAGAAAGACAATTTGCAAAAACAGAAGCGCAAACAACATTTGCTGGTAGAGCAAGAGAGCTTCAGGGTGTTGATGTGGCCAAAGCCACAGCAGAAGGAGCAACTGGAGAAGAAGCATCTAAGGTTCAAAACATTATAGAAGAATTTGCAGCCAGTTTGCGTAAAGTGGATCCTAACCTAGGCTTGGGTGAAGCTAGAAAAGCAGCAACAAAATTGGCAGAAGGATTGGCAAAAGGAGATCAGTCAGTTAAACAAATCATAGAAGCTAATAGCGAACTTCAAGCAGTATTTAATAAAACATTTACCGAAACTCAAAATTTAGACGAAGCTTTTAAAAGAGTGGCAGAGGCAGCAGGATTAAGCGAACAATCTTTAAGAGCAGAAATTTCTCCACAAAAAATTAAAGAACAACAATTTATATCTAGTAAAGAAGGTCAAAGATTTGGCGGATTAGCAGAATTTGCTCCTGGATTAACAGAAAAATTTTCTAAAACTCGTATCGGCAAAGGTCTTGGAGCTGGAGCTGATTTTATTAGTGGTAAGGGTGGCAAGTTAAGTAGAGCTTTTGCTGGTGCTGGAGGATTTACTGGCATTGGTGCTGGAGTAGCAACAGGTGCGGAAGCTCTTAAACAATTTCTACCAAAGAGCGTAACAAGTGACCCAAATACTGCTGGGGCATTAGGGGCTCTAGGAGGCGCTGGTAGCGGAGCGGCGATAGGAGCCCAATTGGGTAGCTTTGCTGGGCCGATAGGAACACTTATTGGTGGTGTTGGAGGAGCAATTATCGGAGGTATTCAAGGATTCTTTAGTGGTAAAAATCAAGCCATACTTACCAACGCTCTAGAGAATATTGCTAAAACTACTGGAGACTTAGATCAAGCATTTAAAAAACTGGAATCAGAAGCTAGTGCTGTTAATCTTGAAAATGCTCAAAAAGCTTTTGGAGATGTTTTAGCAGCCGGTCAACCTATAGAAGATTTAGCGTTCAGTAAAACTGGAGTTGAAAGTATAGGATCAACTTTTACTGGAGGCGTAGACAAGGTATCCACTGGTTTTGCCGAAGGAGATATTAGTAAGATAGTATTAGGAGGACTACAAACAGCTTTTGGCGCTACTGGAGGAGGTTTATTGGTTGACTATTTTAGTGCTCCTAGTGAAGCACAAAGAACAGAAGCTATAGGATCTATGGTTGGAGGAGCCGGTCAAAGAAATGAATCTGCTGCTAGGCTCGCCGAATCTGGATTAAAATTCAAATCCACAGAAGAAGTAGGTAAAATATTTGATAATATTAAAACTGGTACGGGCGAATTGAACCCCATAACAGAACAATATATTCAAGGAGCATTAAAAGCAGCAGAAGCTGCTAATGGAACAAAACAACTAACAGCAGAACAAACAAAAAGCATTACTGTTCAGGCCAAAGAACGAGCAGCTTTAGATGCTTATATGAAAAAGCGTAAAGAATCTGGCGCCACAGATGAGCAGATAGCTAAAGAAATTTCTAGCAACAGAGGAGCAGCACAAAAAGAAGGTGAAGAGGCACTAAAAACACAAGGAGAATTAGCAGCTAAACAAGATTTATTAGCTAAAGCCACAAAACAAGTTGCTATAGCTACAGAAAGCTTATTAGATGTTTATAGAAGAATAGGCGCTGAAGCTCAAAGATATAGCGATGAATTGGACCAGTTTAGTTCTGACGTAAATGCTCTTGTCTCTGGTTTGGGTGGAGATACTAGTACTAGAGAGGTCAATAGAACAAATGAACAAGTATTAGGCAACGTTTCAGCTTATTCAACCGAAGAAGTAAGAGCAGCAGCAAACGCAACAGCAGGATTTTTAGGAGGTACTCCAGAAGCACAAAATCTTGCTAATCAAGCAGTAGGACAAAAACTTGTTCAAGATCAAATTCCAGCTTTGCTTAGAACAGCAGGAAAAGATACAGACGCTCAAGATAACGCACTAGAGGCTGTTAAAAACTTACTAAGTAGTCAAGGATTAGAAGGTTCAGCTATAGATACCATATTGGGAGATCTCAAAAATGAATTGGCTAAAGGACAAGGTTTATCAGAAGCTGAACTACAAGACACGGTAACAAAATCATTTTCCACAGTTGGTAAAGGTTTGGAACAGCTACAAAATGTTACTAAAAAATACAATGATACGCTACAACAAGCTAGAAAATTCCAAGCAGATTATAATAAAGCTATCTTAGAAAGTGGATCATATCTCAGGAAGGCTGATCAAGTTAGATTAAATGCAGAATTAGATCTTGCTAAAGCTCTTGGTAGAAGTCCTAGCTTAGAAGAACTAAATAAACCATTTGATGCGGAAATATCTAGTCTAACTGGTGGATTAGTACAGTCTGGAGACCTTGCTGCTGGAGCATCATCTGATCCCACAGCTATTGCCGCAGCAATTACATCAGCAGAAAAAAGAAAACAAGCAATAGAAAAAGCTAGCCCAGAATTAACCGCAGCAGGAGCTAATATTCCTGCTGGTCCAGCAGGAGATCCATTAAGACAACAGCTTAATCAAGCTCAATTAGAAAATATTCAAGCTGTAGGAGAGTTAACGGTAGCATCCGCAGAAGGTCGCCAAGCATTAGAAAAATTGGCTAATGATGGCACTAAGGCCGCGAATGCTTTAGGCAAAATTCAGGAGCAACAACAAGCAATAGAAGGTTTTGCGGACTTTGCACAAAAGGTATTTACTGCGGAACCTCAAGAATTAGCCAAGATGGAACTTCAAGCGGTAGCCCTTAATGCTGCTCAAGTATCTGGTCCAGAATTTTTTGAGAGTAGACAAAATAGACAAAATGCTTTTGCTGGATTAGAACAAGAGCGTGGATTTATGACTAAAGATGAGTATAATCAAACACGAGCCTCATTGATTAGAAAAAGTTTTGAATCTCAAATCAATCCAGCTACTGGCCAAGCGTTTAAAGGAACAGATGTTGTTAAAAATATTGCTGGCAAAGATATAACATTAGATGAATTAACTAAAAGATTAGAAGGAGGCATTGACGAAACCGATCCTAATGTTATTGCCTATAGAGAAGCAACAGAAATACAAGCTCAAGCAAACATTGAATTAGGAAAAATATATCAGACACAATCAGAAATTTTAGCAGCAGCTATGATGGATTTAGGGAAAAAACTAACAGAAGATTTTCCAAATATTGTGGCGAATGCCGCAGCCAACGCACAGACGGATGCTCAAACAAAACCAGAAGTTAAACCGGAGAAAAAACCACCAGAACCGTCGTATGCTGAAACAAGAGTATCAGAAGGACAAGCACAAATAGATCAAGGTCAAACACTATTAAATGAAGCAAAGAAAGATAGAGATAAGTTAGGATACTTCTCTAGCTCAGAAGAAGTTAGAGCTGTTAATACTAAAGAAAGAAAAGCTAAACAAATGATAGCTGGAGGAAAAGAAACTGTTAGTCAGTTTGGCCCATTAGCAGCAAAAGATAAAGCGGTTAGAGAAATGGAAACCTCACTAGAGGCTCAAAGAGCATATTGGGCAAAAGCAGAAGAAAAAACTAAACAAACAGAAGCAAACAAAGTTAAAGCACAAGATGCTATTGATCGCGCTGTACAAACCAGAGAGGGTGGTAGGCCAGTAGCTACTGATGGTAGTGGTAGAGTAGCCGCTGGTACTGTTGCTAAGCCATCAGCACAGGTAGTTATTCCATCACAAACAAAAGTAGAAGTGGCCGGTGTTCCAAAAGCACCCATACAAGCTCCTCCAGCCCCGGGTACTGAACAACCGGTCAAAGATAAAGCTACTAGACAAAAAGAAGAAGCAAAAAAAGCTGCTGCCGCAGAAATTAAAAATTTAGAACCCCTAATAGCAGATAGACAAAAAGAAATTGCTAAGAGAGAAAATAAATTAAAAGCAGCCAGAATTGCTGCTATGGGAGCTGGAACTTTAAAAGACAAGAGTGGACAAGTTGTTAACCCAAATGTTTTAGGAGCACAAAGTAGCTTAGATGCTTCTAAGGAGGCTTTAGTTGTTCAACAAGCAGAACTAGCAAAACAAAAACAAATATTAGCCGAACAAAGTAAAACAGCAGAAGAAAAACAAGGTCAAGTAACTAGTCAACCTTCTCCTCTAGATGCTGCTCAGGTATCTGGTCCAGTAGCAGAAGGAAAAACCGACACAGAAGTTAAATCGGCCACAGAAGGAGTTCAAACATCAGTAGCCCAATTACAAAGTCCTCTAGATCTAGTTGCTCAAATGGCAACAGCAGCACTACAAAGCGGAAGCATATATACTCATGATGTTGGATTACAAGAAAGACTAGATGTTCTATTAGAATCTATGAATACCCTTGGCTCTCTTGCTAGCGGAGAACCAGGATTAGCTGTTAGTGATGCTAAAGTTTTAGAGGCATTGAACAACCTACAAGCTCCGTTCGCCGCATTAGAACAAATGGCTATCGCCTCATTATCCGAGGGTATAAATACCAAAGATGCAACACTAGCAGCTATTGCTTCAGTATTTACTCCAGCAATAAATCAAGTATCCGCAGGAGTATCCGCACTATTAGCGCCAATTAATGCTATTTCTCCTGTGATAGCCACAGCATTAGACGTTATAGCAACCCCTATCAAAGCAATAGCGGGAGCTTTTGGAGTTGAAATGAGTACAGGCCAAGCCTTACAAACAGCTATGGGTCCTGCGGGAGCTTTGGGTAGCTATGTTGCGGGTAATGCGGTCGGCGCTATCCAAAACATGGCTACTCCTCAACCTCAAGTAAGTGATAAGCCTATTACTCCAAACAGATTGGAACTAGCTAATGCTAATGCGGCTAATCGAGTAGTATCCGCTCCTGTTCCGGTTACTATGCCTCCTCAAGCGTCATTTATAAACCAACAAACCACAACACAACAAATACCATCAACAACACCAACAGAAGGTCAATTACTTACTATAGATCCAACTAGTATTGAAAAATTAAATACATTTAATACTAATTTTGCTAGTTATGTGGATAAATTAGTAACATTTGAATTTCCAACAATCCCTGATGTTATAGAAATGAGGGGTAATCACGTTGTTGATGTGAGAATTAGTGGAGCCGCAGCATTTGAAGGCTTAAAGAAAGATTTTGAGACTATGATGCAATCAGAAATTAAGAAGGCAATGGGCAAGATTTGGGATAAAACAGGTGGAGCTATGGGCGCTTCCCCGAACTCATAGGATAAATAATTATGCCAGGATATAATGCAACAACAGAAGTTTATTATTGCAAACAAAGTGAAACACCCGGCTCGTCGCACAGATTAGCCCCCGCCCCAACTATCACAATTAGTCCAGAAATTTATTATACTAATGATAGTATTGTTGGTTATACATACAGCGTTACATTAAATGGCTACGCTAATGCTTTACGTAAAGAAGTTGACTCTGGATCGGTCTTATATGGATTGAATCACACCGTTCAACATATGGGTGATATAAGAGAAATTTTTAATACTAACGGAGGCAATTTATATATAAAACAAAGTGGAAATAATGTTATAGTGGCCAAAGGATGTACTATAAAAAGCATAAATTTTAATCAATCAGAAAATCGATGGGTTAATTATGCTCCATTTACTATAGAACTAGAATTTAATGAAATAGATTTTATTGGTTGCTCTAACAACGCAGTAATAGGTTGCAATAGTTCGTTTTTTGACGCTTCTGCCCTATCATCAAATCTGATAGATATCAATAAATATAAAATTAAAACGTTTAATGATAAATGGTCTTTCACTATTGACAATCAAATATATGAGCATTATAATGGAACTCATAATAATATATTCAGAGTCTCATATAATCTATCGGCTACTGGTAAAAATTATTATGTTAATGATAATCTAGTACCAGCATGGCAACAAGCAAAAATGTTTGTGCAAGATAAACTTTACGATCAGGTTAAAGCCTTGATTAATGGAGTATTACAAATACTACCAAGCAACCAAGACGGATGTTCCCCAGTAGAGCCTCTCACTGACCTGCATCAAGTTGATACCGCTTCACCAAGAACAGATGGATTATTTACTGGTGGAAATACTTTAAGAGATGGAACCGCTAATTATGATGTATATAATGAAACAGTTAATTGTTCTACATCAGAAGCAGACGGTACTTTTTCTATAACATATAATGCTACTCTTAAAAAAAACAATCCCGAAGTAAATCCAGCAGAAAATGCCGCTTTACACACATATACTCATAATATTTCTACAGACAACAAATCTAAAAATGTTACTATGAATATACAAGGCACTATTCAAGGATTAGTTAGGGGCGGTTTTATATATTATAATAACGATTTTGATTTGCCAAAAAATGGTTTATTTATTTCTACAATAGATAGTGCAGAAACTAAATATGCTAACGCATTAGCCTATTATAAAGCCAAAGTGGGACAAGATACAGATCTATTAGAAGATTTTAAGTCTGAATTAAATATTACTAAAGCAGAACTATTAGTTAATACAGCATGTCAAGGAGAAGAAGAGGATGATAGTTCTCCTAAGCCATCCTCTTTTACTCTGGATCATGGATATGCTGGTACTGTTGGATATACCGCAGCATATGATACTCAAACAGCATCAACTAATGGCAATAAAAAAGGATATTCTAATATTTCAATTGTAAGAAATGATCCAGTAGAAATTATTCAAGAGTTCGTTATTCCCGGCAGGGCTGGTGGTCCAATTATACAAAAACTAGGTATGAAAACATCTCGTACTGTTTCTATAAATATAGACGGAGCTTCTTCAGAAAATAAAGAATGTATCACTTCATTTAGTGAAGATTGTTTTAATGTGTGCGATAATTTACCTAAATTTTACATAAAAGATTTTGATCAACTAATACAAGAAAATGAGGGTTGGGTAAAAACTAAAGAAGACTATACATCCAATAAGCTAGATGGATCATATAGTATATCATTAGAATATACTTGCAAAGGATAAAATATGAACACATATAAACCAGATATTAAAATATATTACGGTTCGATATCTGATGAAAACAGACTAATTCCAGCACCAGATATTACCATTTCTACAGAATATACTTATAGTAACGATACTATTATAGGATATTCTTATATATTTAATTTAACTGGATCAGCTACAGCATTAGATTTAAGAAATCTTGATTACGGAGATGAATACACAGATCCAACAAACTATAATCTTGGAGCAGTTGTTGATCATATCAATAAATTAAGAAAGATACTTAGCAATAATGGAAATGTTTTACGCATAGTAAATGGAGAAACAGATGCTACTATTTTAGAAGCTCGTGGGGGCATTTTAAGATCCTTTAGTTTTGATGAATCTAATAACAACTGGACACACTTTGCTACTTATTCAGCATCTCTAGAGTTTACAGAAGTAGACTTTATGTCATCTACAGAATCGTGTGGTAGCGTATTCTTAGATCCTACTTCTTTTCCTGACGGTCAACCAGGCATAGTAGATATTAATAGTTTCAAAATCAAAAACTTTAGCGACAGTTGGAGTTTTACTTTTGGAGAAAATGAATCTTATGACAGAATTGAAACAATTGATTCTGGGGGTAATTTAAATTTAAATAACACCACATTTAATATTGAATATTCTATAAATGCCACAGGCAAACACCACTACATATACGACGGAAATAATGCTACATTATTACCAGCCTGGGAACAAGCTAAAAATTTTGTACAATATAGACTATATGAACAAGTAATGAGCTTAATTAGTAACGTTCTTAAGAACCCATACACCCCTTGCACTAGCTCCGATGGATTAAATGATATTCATTTGCCTGGAAGCACTGGTCTTTTATCTTCTTTGGGGGATTCGTCATATAAAATATATAATGAAGAAATTACATGCGATGTGTCTGAATCAGAAGGATCTTTTTCTGCAAGCTATTCTGCTATAGTGAAAAGTACTTTAGGTAATTCAAATTGGGGAGATCCAGCAGCTAAGCACTCTGTTAGTAAATCTATACAAACCACTAGAGATACTAATGGTAAAATTTCTAAAACTATTTCTATAGAAGGAAATATTGAAGGTTTTATAGAAGGAGGATTAATTAGAACTAATAAGGCTATTACACTACCCAATAGCGGAGCCATAACTTTGCTTAATAGTAGTTCTGATGATAAATATAATAATGCTAAAATAGTATTAGATAAAATATATAGTAGCTCAGATTATAATGGAGGATTGGGAGAATGTGGAAAAAGAGATTTAAAATCACAATACAAAAGCATATTGGGTATCGATAATGAAGCCCTGTCTACATCAGATGAAGTCAAACCAGACCCGGTTTGTCCTCCAGAAGATGGTTGTATAATACCAGACCCTCCCCATCCAGCATCTTTTAACTTGACACACGACTATAATAGTGGTACTATATCATATAGTGTAGAATATAATAGCGACAACGCGAGCTGTCAAAGTGGCAACAATGCTAAATTTACTCAAATTAGTATACAAACTAGTAAACCAAATAAAGTAATAGCAACTTTTAATGTGCCTAACAGTGAAAAATGTCCTATTATACAGGAATTGGGAACTTATACGACTAAAACAGTGACTTTGAATATTTCTGGAACAGACCCGTCATGCAAAGGCAAGCCAAAAGCAATAGATTTTAATACATTAATTAGCTGTGGAGCTTGTGAGGATGATGGAGATTTTCCTATTAAACTACCATTGGGCGGAAATTTTATACTAACACAAAAACAATATACTAAAAATCCAGTTGATGGTTCCTTTAGTATAAGTTTGGCTTATATTTGTGATGACGGATGTATTTTACCTAAACTTAATTAAACAATGAGCTTAAAAATATGGCTGATATAATAACATCTCCAATAAAATTTTTAGGAGCCACGGTACTATCTTTCAACACAACCCTAGGCTTAGGATCTGCACAAGAGAGTAGTCTTAATGTTGATTTAGTAGAAGACTGTGATGTTGGAGATGTATTTTTGCCACCCACAGGAGATAATTCCGCGCAAGTTGGCGCTCCTGTATATTTTTCTACTGGTCTTCTTGATGGATCAGGTTTTAGTTTTAATGGATTGTTGACCAATTGGACAGGTACCCAGGGTGGTTCTGGTAGAACATTTAATGTTAAAGTTGTTGATCCTAGACAGTTATTAGAAAACTTTGTTGTTATTATTGATTCTTATCTTGGTCCACCAACAATAGGAGTTAATTATTGTAATGTTTATGCTTCTTATGAAGGAGGAGTATTAGGAGGAAATTGCGACACTTTCGGATCATCTGGATCAACTGAAAAAGGAACTCCGTATACAAAAATTATTAATAAATTAAAACAATTAAATCCAACACTGTGTAGTCCCACAGGATATAATTTTACAATTGATTGGAATTCTTTTCCGGCTGGTACTCCTGAGTATTACAGAATACCCGGACCTAGTATTAGTATACTGCAATTACTACAAGACGTTTGTGGAGTATTAGGATTAGAATTTTATGTATATATGGATGTTGGGGCTGTAATTAAGATTGGAACCATTGATCTTAAAATCCCACCAACATCTTTTGGAAATATTATTGATGAATTTGATGGCACTGCTACAGACTTGTCGTATGGACAAGAACTAAGAAATGAAGTTACCAAAGCAGTATTATTTGGAGAAAAACAACACTATCTAAGTCCTGTACATAAATTTAATTATTATTTTGGAGAAGAGTGGGATGGTAATGATTTTATTCCTGTTATTCCATTCAAATTTGATGAATGTTATGGTTTCTGGATTAGAAAAAGAATCAAGGATCTAAATATTACACTAAATAAACCAATACCAGGAAATGGTCCCTATACTATAAGTGAACAAGATATTAAAGCGGCTATGGCTTCTTATGAGGCTTGGTGGACAAGAGTTACTAATAAAAATATTAAAGGGGGACTTAATAAAGCCGTTGTAAATAATTATAATTTAAATGACGAAGGAGTAAGAAAAGTATTTGAGAGCGTTAAACAAGATCAATCTATAGACGACGCTGTTCGATACAAAGCTCTTACGGATATCTTTAACTGTCCCACAAAAGCTAAAACAATAGCAGATGCATTTCAAGAGGATTTGCAAAATATACATAGTTTTGTTCAGAATTTGGGTAATACTTATTATGGTAAACAGTTTTTTACTCCATTAAATGAAAAAATATGTTACTATAAAGGAGAAAATTTTCAAGAAAAGATTTTTAGTTCTGATCCAACTAATGCTGGAGGATGGGTAAATACTGGCACTCCCGTCTTAGGCTTAAGCGACCCAGACCTAGGAACTTTTAGAGAAACAGATGATAGAATATCTTGTTTTGCAGTTTTTGCAATAAATGATGATGATGTGGGCGAAGAAGACAAAACAGAAACTAGCGGCGAAGATGATTCTCAAGATCCAGAAGAATCAGAATATGGTCCAGAAGGTCCATCTCCAGGAGAATAAAATATTATGGCAGGATTAGCTGGCTGTGGAAAATTAGATATATCTGAGATGGGGTACGATAATATCGTTACCATTGGAAATAAAGTATGGGTTAAGGCTGATGTAGAAGAAAAAATTTGGATATATCAAGATAAACCTTGTGTTGTTATTAAATTTAATGATGCTTGTATAGCACGAATGTGTACGGATAAAGATCCTATTCCCAGAAATTTATTGGGAGCTGTAGAAAATGCTCAAATATTAGATTGTCAAGATGGTGGAGAAGACGAAGGTAGCGAAAGCGAATCTGGATCATTAGACACCGGCAGAGATAGAAAAGCCAATACCATTAGAGACGGAGTAGTATCAGGCGAGAACAAAGATAAACTAGAACAGGGACGAGGAGCATTAGATATAAGATCTATCAACGCTATGGGATTTCAAGGAACTGCTGTTATACCATCAGCAGCCGTTGTTCCTATGAGAAGCAATGTTAGAACATACGGTCCATATGCTTCTAGTAATTTTGGATCAAGTTGTGGAGGAACTCAGGTTGATGTTAATACAGATTTAGCTCCTTGGGTTTTTGGATCAATAGAATCAATGAATAACGCTGGACAATCTATAGTAGAATCTACATCTATTGGTTTAACTAAAGCAGAAACTGGCGCTATTACTATTCCGGGATTACCAATATCTCAATTTAGTTCTTTGGGAACAGCATTAGGCGCTGGTGGAGCCACACTATCTAGCATGAATTTTAGTTATGGTAGTGGCGGCATAAGCACAAGTTACGAGTTTAGAACATATACTCCAAAATTTGGAGGGTTAAATAGACATCTTATTGATAGAATAAAAGATATATCTAGAAATAGAACCGAACAGTTAAGATTTTTACGTAATCAACAAGTATCATCAAATAATATTACTAGAAAAATACAAAAGTTCAATCAAAAGTTTCCAGCTAAAAAAGATGCGCAAAACCAAGGACCAAACAGAGCAGCATCACTACAAAGAGTATTAGCGTCTGAAATTTATAATTGGCAAAACGATGGACAAAGAACAATTGTAGGAATTGATACTTTAAATAAAAGTGTTGGAGAAATGGTTTATGACTATGATAAAAAAGCTTACATGAGTTTGGATGGATTATTTGGACCAATATCTAAGGATGGGGATGGTGGATTACCACAGTATGCTAGTTTTGAAGCTGGTTGCCATAAAGCTTCTCCAGAAGAGCCAATACCTCCTTTTGCAATTGCTAGCA